AGTATCCCCATTGGCACCACGGCCAGATGTAACATCGACAATAACTTGTTTGTTGGTTAAATTCAGTCCTTGTGACTCTACATGGTTACGGATTGCTTTATGCAATTCATCTTGTTCTAAAATAATTTTCATTTGAATACCTTTAAAATGTGGCGAGTATCGCCGTTGCTTGTTTGAATTGATCTGTTTCAATTCCGGCATGAACTGCTGCTATGGCATCAGCAATATGTTCATTTTTCTTGGTTAGCCCCTCGATTCCTTTCAGTTTCCTGGTGAACCAGGGCAAATCAGGATATCGAGAAGCTGCCCAATTAATCATTTGATCTTTGGTAGCTGTTTTGCCTAAACCAGTGATTACTTTCACTTCAGTGGGCGTGACCTGTATCAAAGGAGTGGATATGCTACCCAGTAGGCTTATACACATGCCATAGCTGGCCATGGCACGGGCTGACTGGCTACCTACTGGTATCTCCACAAAGATCAAATCAACATCAGCAATAAATTCAGTCATCTCAACGTAAAGTTTTCTTGCCCTTAATAGGTCTTGAGAGTTTTTACGTACAGTTTTCTTTCCTTTATTTGCTGTTGTAGTTTCAGCTAAATTAATAGCATTAGGTGTGAAGACACTGGATGATACATCCAGGTCTCCTTTTACCATTCCGAAATTTCGCATTGAAGGGTCCAGACCTGCAACCCTTAATTGCCTGCCCATATTATGCAAATGGATTAGTTCTGGGAGCTGCAGCGGCAGCAGTGTTTACAGTAGCAGTATTAGGTGCTCCTGCAGCAGCGCCGGTTGTGGCACCAGGTATTTTAGCATTTTTTACACGGGTATTACCGGTATGCTTATCTTTCCATTGCATAAAGAAATCAGGATTTTGGGCATTATTTGCAATTTCTGTAATGGTACGTCCATCATCAGCATTGAAATATTTATCAAATTCATTGATCTCACGATATTCACCAGTACCTTCTGAGTATGGTGGGTTAGCTGGATTTTGACTTTCTTTACGAGTTTTCTCTTCTTTGACTTTGAGAACACCCACAGCAATTGGTTTGTTCACGGTATCAGTGAATACATTCACTTCTTTTGGAACTTCAGCTTTCTTTTCAAAATCATATACTTTAATGGTTTTGACTGCGGTAGCTTGATTACCAATATCTTTACCAGTGATCGCTTTAAAGAAAGAATTCATTTGTGAGTAACCAGGTAATGGTTTTGGCTCACCAGAATTTCGATCGTTATATGTGAACTGGCCTTGTTTATTCGAAATATATGTAGTGTTTTTCAGTACATTATCTGAATCGTTTGGCTTGAAATGAATGGTAATACGTTGAGCACCACTTGGAGCTGCATCCAAATAAGCAAGTTCAACCATGCCTTTATAAATTGCAGATTCAACTGCACCGTTACCACCACCTAAAGTATCTTTTTCTTCTTGGTCAGCAAGGCCTTCGGGTAGATTTAAATTTAATTGATCAGTCATTATGACTCCTGTTGTTTATCGGCCCGTGTTTGAGCCTGTTCATTAGAATATTTACCTTTTGCAAAACGTGCGTTCTTGCCGGTAAGCAGTTTATTTACATTGTGGGCCAGGGTCTGTTCCCTGGTAATATTAAGTTCTTGGCGTAGGCCTTCCATGTAGAATTCTAAATCACCTAACTCTTCAATGACATTTTCTCTATCAAGAGTTTTGTCGTAAATTACGCGTTTTTTAATAGCATCAAGCAATTCTCCAGCTTCACCGGAGATGCCTACTGCCATATGTAAAATTCCGCATTTTAATGGGGTTAAAGATTTTTTGATGTCTTCACCTGGCTTGACCAAGTCACCCACCATAATTTGGTGAGCTGTTTCAATATCTGTCATTTATACCTCTTATGCGTAATATTCATTAAGACGGTCAATTACTAATTGAACATCGTTATCAATAAAGGTTTCTTGTTGGCTCCACATACCCATTGGACTTCTTATACGCTCATTTACTGTATCTTTAGTTAATTTGGTTTGGAAAACATATTTAAAACCCAGGATTTCATCTTCTTCAGTAATATTAAGCAGTGGAGAAGAATATTTTTTCAGAACATCTACTGGCATACGTTTGGTGCTAATTACAGTAGAGAAGTAAGATTCAATACCTTGATTTTTTAATGCACCCTTAATTGGTACAGCAGTTTCCATGAAACCATCTGCCTCATTTAAAGTAGTCAGTGTATGGGCTGTCATAATGACATTCTTGGTGGATCGAGCCACAGTTTGCTGCATTAACGATTTGAAGTACTGAGCATAGTTGCTCCAGCCTTTCATTGTGTTATCTGCATTCAGCACATGTAGTGATTCAAATTGATCCATCAAGTACGTGATAGAGTCAATAATTACCGTATGGCATTTATCACCCTGATCCTCTGCCAGATCAAATAGAGGCGGTACCTCAATTGGGTCTGTAATTGTTGATTGCCTAAATTTAGCAGGAAAGGGTAAATCTTTACCGCTTTCTGCATTTAAATATAACACCCCTTCAGGGTCAGTCATATTTCTTAAGCAAGCTGATTTTCCGGTAGTTGTTTTACCGGAAATCAGTACTAATCTATTATTCATAAGGTCTCCATTGATAAATCCGTAGAAAGTTACGGAGTAATTAAATTAAGCTTTTTCAGCATCTCGTGTAGCGATTGCTTTAGCAGTGGTTTGCATGATTGTAGTAGCAATTTCACGTTCATCCATTTTGGATGCTATTTGATTATTCAATGCCAATACTTTGTCATGAATGTCTGCCAATTCTAAGCCACCATCAACTAATGCCAATGCATATTTAATCATTTGATTGCTTCGATTACCTACACCAGTATTTTTGACAAACCACCTCTCTAAATTATTTAGGGATTGATGATCAGCAACAAATTTCTGACGTTCGCTGTTTTTAGTGGTTTTAGGAATGAATAATAATGAACTGAGTAATTCACCATCATTGTATTCATGATGACCTGAATGACTTAACCATTTTCTGGACCTGTCCACTGTAGATGTATCCACTTCAAAAGGTAACCATTCATAGATATTTTTCATGAATTGAGTGTAATCCTCTTTATTCATTTCTAATCTATGTGACATTGGAAGAATTAATCTAAACCGATTATTTTTTTCTGTGTGTCTCTTGGTGGTGTACATCATATAAGTGTACTCATCCATTAATAACCGAACTGTATCCATAGATACACTATCATCAACATCAAGTACCACCATATCAAATCCAGGTATTACATTGTCCTCACGACGTTGGCCTTCATCAAAGTGATGGGCACACCAGTGATAACCTGTTTGCTGTGTCATCTTATGTAACGACTTAAAAGCAGCTCTGTGCGGTTCATAGCCCGTAGCTATGTCATCACTACATGATAGGGTTAATTTATCGAGATCGGTCTCTGTAAGGCTTGCTCCACGTAAGAATTCAATGCTATCAATGAAGTTTCTTTTGATAATTATGTTATTTTGGTATCCAAATGCAATAGCCAGGGTCATCATTTCCTGTTTATGTGCTTGGGAACCAGTGTAAAACGGCAAATCTTCAACTAAATCAGCATGAGTAACTTCTTTATCAATTGCAGCCATGTACTTGGCTAATTTGACGTAGTTACGGTCACGATTCATTAATTTCTTGAAAGCCTCACCTGAGTCTTCTGCTAAGCGAATTGCATTATAAATATGCTCTTCTTCTACTGCAGGAGATCCATCAATAAATGCATATGCTCCGGCTAATTTTAAGACTTTGAAATATCTATGTTCCAATTCAGCTTTCTGAGCACTTTGGTATTCTGGTAATAAATTAGCTGCTTTCTCACAATTTTGCTTGTACTCCAGTAATAGAATACTTACATCAGCAGTCATTGTAAGAAGTTGGCCAAAGTTTACTGCACTGGCTAATTGTTCCAATTGTTTCGATATTTGAATTAAATAATTAGAAGTGTTGGTACTGGTTAAAGCTGCATATTGCTCTGCAGGAGTTAAAGTAGACTCATGTTTATTTTTCTTATTGATTGCAAAAAAACATCTTCTGGCCATACCTGCTTCGATCATTGAAACAAATTCTTCTTCCACTTTATTGCCATCGAATAATTTACTTGGAGTACCAAATAAATTCATATTAGTTGGGGTTTTGCCTTTGATCTCTTCGTTATGCACATTTTCATTGGTATTTTTTATTAGTTTTTGTTTTACTTTACCCATGTCAAACAATTCAAAGAAAACCTTAAGTGCATCATTGTTGGCCATTAAGTTTGAACCAATTTCATCGATTTCCAAACTTATAGCACCGGCATCGGCCATTAATAATTTATGTCTCATTTGTTTAGTGGCGGCAGATGTACCTTCACTAAATGAGAAGTAAAATTGGCCAGCCTTCCTAAATTCAGTTTTCACAGCAACTTCTTCTACTTCAGTGCTGTTGTTGTTTTTAGGTGCTCGTTTAGCAGCCAAAGCTACTAAATTGTTTTCAGCAATAGTTGGAAAAGTTTCTTCAACAAATTTGCTTCTAAATCCTTCTATAACTTCATCCTCAATTATATTTGTAGAATGTCCTTTACCCTGGCCAGATGTAGCCAGATTAATGGCATACAGATTAATTGGGATTTTTCCTCTTGTTGGATCATCGATTTTGATCCTCATATTGGAAGCTATTTTGGCAAAATAATATGCCACCAATATACGGAAAAAATCTCTTTGGGAATTTTGTACTTTTTCAACAAGTACATCAACAATTTTTTCTGCCGTAGCGTTATACGGCACAGATTGTAAGTCTTTCACTACATTCTCCTATGCGACTTTGTTATTAATTCAAATGGTTTTGCCGAAGTATGCTTCTTTTTGTATGCAGGCAGCAAAGCCTTGGCAGTAGGCACAGGCCTTTGCTTTACCAGGAACTTCTACGACAATTCCCACATTACCATCGTCATTGCAACGTTTGTGGGCATCTATCATATTATCAAAGTTTTTGGTACTACGTGCAGTACTTTTAGGATTTTTGTAATATTTCCACACAGTTGGATCTTGCCATAAGTCTTCACGAGTACATGGTGGGATATCAGATTCTGGAGCTTCCCAGTATTTTTTAAGCTGTGCTAGTTTATCCAAAATATAGGATTCCGTTTCTGCAACAGACATTAAGGGAACCTTATATGCCATTTGTGCTGCAGGTGGATAATTTTTATTCATCCTGGCACCGGCTGCACTCCAATCAGTAAATACATATTGAATGAGCATATGATCAGCAGTGATTTTATCTGGGTTAAGCCAACGATAAATACTCCCTTGTAGTTGGTAGTCCCTATCATTGGTTTTTTTAATGTAAGTGTAAGTCGATGTATTCTTAACATCTTCCAACACACCATCTACAATTAAATCATATTTACCTGAGATTTTAATGCCACCAATCTCTTTGACTGTGCGTTGTTCTAAATAAACTGGTAATATTTCAGTACCTGTTTTTTTGTATTCAGCCATTTCTTCATCAGTTGGATTAATCCTTACCATATCAATAACACGTTTTGGATATCCTAAATCAGCCATGGCTTGTGCATAGTTATTTACCCATGCAACTTCAACTGCTGTATGTACTGCTGTACCGCATTGAGCTTTAAGCATGCCACTGATATCTGCTGGATTATCGTCTGGATCTACACGACTTCCCATGATTACTTTTTTCAAAGGTTTGATCAAAGCAGTGGCGCTTAATTCTTTTGGATCATCTGAATGGTCGTAATGGTCTGTTGCCAGAAATACGGCCATACTGAGAGATAAATTAGTTACATTGGTATATTTAGCTCCCATTGGATTTCTCCAGTTTAATTAATCGGGCCTTTAACTCATCAATTTCTACAACCAATTCCATATTTGCTATAAGCAATCGTTTGTTTTCTTTTTTGAGGTTTCGGCGGTTATTGTTTGTTGTGAGTTTTTTTCTATCCATAATTTAGATTGTTATGGCTTCCAGGTCTTTCAAAGCAGCAATGGCTTCTTCATTTGAACCAAGCATAATGTTATCTGAGGTAGACAGTAACAATGCCTGTGCTTTTTCAAATCGTTTAGTAGTTGCTTTAGCAAATGAATGAAAAGTTTCTTCTGCTTTTGAAGTTGGATGTTTTAAGGTAAATCTTTCTGCATTCCATGATCTAGTACGATTGGGATCAATACCTGCATCTCTTAAAGATTTTTTTATTTGTTTTTTCAGTGGTTTAAAATCAAATAAATCTTCAAGAGATATGCCGGAAGACGTTATATCAATTTCGCAGTCTGCTGATAACTTACTATTAGCTTTTGGTACCAATTCTTTGTTTTGTATCATGGCAACAAGGTTGCGTTGAGATACTTGTAAAGCTTTTCTGACTTTTGAGCGATTAGCTGCTTCTTGATCGACTATATCGTGACATTTTTGTGCAACAATTTTAAATGCACGATTAATTGAATAATTTTTTTCTGTTACGTTCATGGTTACTCCGGTTAGTTTATAGACCAATAAATGATCCGTTGTTTTTGTTTTGGTTTATTTTCATTAAAATAAGAACTTATGAATAGATCTAAGGTATGTAAAAAATCAGTTTGATTTTTCACCAATAAATCTAATCTCATGGCATTAAATTCTTTTAAAGAGCGGTGATTAACGTTACTATGGGTAACGCTTTTATTGAATTTTTTATGTATTTCAGGTGATGCATTATCTGGGAAGTGGTTAGACGGTAAATAATTTTCCAATAATTCTAAGAATTTATTATCAGCAAAAAATTCAGATTTTTCTGCAATTACTATACCATCCCACATTCTGCACCAAATATCATTAGTTACCCAAGTTTGCAAATTTTCATCATAGACTTCTTTAAATACAGATATTCTTTTATTTATATCTTCGAGTGGTCTGTAACCCCAAAATGCATCTTCAGGCTAACTCCTGTTGTGCTTGTTTACAGATACTCCATATTTCGTCTCTACTGGCTCCATTTGGCAAATCAATGGAGTTGGCCCAGTTAGGATAAAATATCTCTACAGCGCCTGAAAGCTTTACAGTTTCGTGGTAAAGCTCGGAGAGCTTATCCCAGTTCATACATTCAGGAAGATTATCATTAAACCATTTCATGGTATCTAAGTCATTTTTGACTATGAAATACATGGCATCATGTATTTGCATGATTGGTTTGATATTATTCCTGTGCTCAGAAGCAAGTACACGACGCTGGAATTCAACTCCTGCACGATTATTTAACAGACCATATGACTGGCCCAATGCGTTACCTGCGGTTCTACCTTCAGCTTGTGCTTCGTAGGGTGTTGATTTCTTGTTAAGAATAGATTGGGCCAAAATAGGTGTTCTAACCCTTAGTCCAAATGCTACTTCTACATAACCCAACTCAGTTGCTTTTTGTAGTTTATCCTGGACCCACTGATCAGAGACTTCATACAACTCGTGATAATTACTCTCAATACTCAACGCTTCTTTTTCAGATAAACCCAGATTACTCATAAGAGTATGATATGTACCTTGATAAGTTAAAGCAAAAGTTGGTGCTTTAGATGCTTGTCGCAATTCAGGGTATTTTTTAGCAATTGAATTAATACTTTCAACTGTGTTTTCAATATCTGGCATCTGATCACCAAAGTATTTATAGGCCCGTAAACTGTGTCCGTCAAATCGTTCTTCGTACACTTTTAGTTTATTGGGGTCCTTAGTTGTGAGTGCAGATATCCTATCCTCAAGGGAGTCAAAATCAGCACCACAGAATATCCATCCTGCAGGTGCAATGAAACATTTTTTGATTAATTTTGCATAATAGCTACCTGAAGGGATATTTTGTAAGTTAGGCTTTGAACTTGAAAGTCTACCACTTACGGTACCGCCCAGATTAAAATTACCATGGAGATACCAACAGCCATCATCTTTCAATACAGAGTTTTCTTTAAACGCTTTAATGAATGTAGATGTAATTTTTGCTGCTTTTGAATATTTTATAATGTTATTCAATAAGTCCTGTACATCAGGATTATCGGTATGGTTTACCAATTTTTCTAATGTCTTGGCTCCAGTAGCAGGTTGCTTGGTGTCTGTTAAGTCGATTACCGGCAAGCCGATAATCTCATATAACAGAACCCCAAGCTGCTTTGGGGACCCTACATTGAATTCATTAACAATATTTGCAATATCTTTTGGTTTAATATTTTCAGGATGTTTAGCTTTTTTTCTGCGATCTTCAAAATCCTTTTTATGGATTCTGAATTCGATAAGGTTTTGAGCGTAGCTGATATATTTGGATTGAAAAATGTCATGTATTGCTTCATCTTGGATTTGCAGTAATTGTTTCTCGGTGTCATTCACCTGATCCATATCGATAGGTGTACCAGTTAGTTCCATTTGTAGAATATTTACCATACTTGGTAGAAACAAGAAAGCATAAATTGTTTCTTGATTATCTTCTACCATTAATGGGTAATATTTATCTCGTACATAATTAGTGCATAAGCAATCTTTTAGGTTGTATTCCAATAAATCTGGCATCGGAATTTTGGTAATGTCATTGATTTCTTCTTCTGCATAGTTACCTGCGAACTCATGTGCCAAGTGTTTTAAACCAAGTTGGTTACCAGCAGTTGAGTTTGTGGCCAAGTAAGTAATGAGTTTTGTATCATCTGTTGTTTCAGCAAATGTTTGAATACCTTCTAACATTCCATCCTGGTCTGTTAGAGTATACATAAACAAATCATTGATCATTACCTTCACATCAAAGTTTGCATTATGAAAAGTTAATCGCCCTTTGTAGGTTTTAAAAAATTCCAATAATAAGCGTTTAATGCCAGGACTTGGAATATTTACACCATAGGTAGTTAGACCTGTTTCTCTGGCACAAGTATGTACCGGAACGTAGTCTACAGGAAAAGCTACTCCATTATGCTCATCCCATGCAAAACCAATGGTTGCGATACCGGTTTCATAGAATTTCAGTGAAAAGGTTTCGATATCACAAGCCAAAGCGGGATAATCATGTAGTTTATTCAAAATCTGAGCGATGTCAGAGAGATCTTCTGGATATTCGGCAGAATGTATAATGTTAGAGCCTAGAGGCATGTAGAAGCCTTCTAAGTGCTCTTCAGCAACATTCATAGACATATCAATTTGAGTAGAGGCATCTGGGTTATAATAGAGAGATTGATAATTAAGACTTAGGATTACATCCATATCTTCATACCCTTCTATTGCGCATTTTTTAACATAACCGTGGGAACCTTCGATCTTTCTGACACCAGTCAGAATTTTGTAATAGGCACTATCACAAACAACCATAGTTGTTGTGCCTAGGCCCTTAAGTGCTTTAAGTAAATTTTGTAAGTAAGCTTTGGCAAATGCCACAGGAGCTTTTTTGCCTTTGTAATCCAAACTGAATGCAATAATATCTTTCGGTGCCAGAGAGGTTTTACTTAGATAATGTTTTTCTAATTCTGGTTTAATTAAGGCAGATTCTTTGATCAATAATGCCATTTTATAGGCAGTATTTTCTTCAAATATTATATGTTTCATGATGTATCTATACTAAGTGTTGTTGAGTAGTTTAGGCCATAATCATAATAATCACCACTTGTCTCTATATCATTAACCTCTTCACCTATTCTTACAAAACCAAATTCTTCATCATCTAATAATAAAAATAGATCTAATATTTCTTTTTCGGCCATACTTATAGAATTCCATTTTATGTCACTGATACTGAATATTTTAGCTTTTGAACTTTCTGTTATATCCCATTGAGGATAAGGAAAGCCTCTACCTTGTAGTAATTCAGGTACTTTATTTTTGACAATTAAATCTAAAAATACTTCTTTTTTAAATGCAATTGCAACTTCAGAATAGTATCCCATAATTAGTCCTCAACAAATAAAGCTCTGTGTAGTAAGTAAGCAGATACTTCTTCGACATATTTATGTACAGAGCTGTGGAAATCTTCAACGATATCAGGTGTTACATGAGGTGATGGTCTTTCACCTTTATGTTTAGGCAACACTTTATCAATATACCGTTCTAATTGTGAAGGCAATAAGGTATGCACATCTTGAATTGTAAACGCCAAAGCCAATACTTTTCTCATAATAAATTTGATTAAGTTTCTGACTTTAGTAGAGTTTTTCAAACGACTTTTAAATTTAGTTAATTCTTCTACTAAAGTATCATCCAATTCTAATATATCATTACCCCAGTGAACATTTTCATTAATGTATCTTTCGCCTTCATACATGAAACCACATAAAGAAAATTGTCCCTGTAAATGTGAGTTTTTCTTTATAAGAGATTGCTTCATTTTTTCTAAAGTACGAGAATCGTCTATGAACATGTGAGTAATAAAATTATCTAATACAGTTAATTTTTCATCTTCACTTAATTTGTAGCTAATCGCCATAACGTGTCCCCAGTCTTCCATACAGGATAACCTGGTTCACGGCTCTGGTGATAGCCACATACATTAATCTAGCTACCTCAGTACCTGTAGGATTGTTACCTATATCATTTAAATTTATGAAAACAATGTCATGTGTAGATCCCTGACTTTTATGCACGGTAGATGCATAGGCAGGCCTTAAATCTACAAAGGTTTCTTGTAATTCAAAATATTCCATCCAGTTTCCACTTTTGCGAGATCTGGCTGCTAATTTTTTTAACGCTGCACTTAATTTATTTTGATCTGTGGGCAAAGGTACTTCATAACCAAGTCCTATATCTACTATCCAACAATCAATTCCTTTGACTGGTATGATGTTGGCTGAAATATCTTTAATTTGCACCTTACCATCTGTTTTCACATCATGTATACGTTTTGGTGAAATAATTGGTTTATTTGTTATCATGTACTCACCGATTTCTGGTTTATCAGAATCAGTATGCAGAGATCGAATAAAATCATTATATTGTTTTACTGATGCATTGGTCCATGTAAGAATTTTTGCTTTGTCAGTATCGTGATCAATAGAGTCAAATTCTTTTTCTACCATGGCTTGAAAAGCAGGTCCATCCACACGAATGATTTCGTTACCAGCTTCCTCAATTTTTGGAAAAGGAGCACCATCTTGAACTTTACGATATTTTTCTGCAAATTCAGCGATTGGACTGGTATTGCCACCTTTTTGGCGAAAGATGTGTTTTAAGACTGCTTTATTTTTTACTTGATCAGCTACAGGACATGTATGCATGCCAACTGGTGCTAATTGATAAGGATCAAGAATGTATAAAACTTTACAATTAGCACATGATTGCTGGATCATTTTACGTAATTGTTTATCAACCATACTTGCTTCATCGACTACAACTAAGCAGTTTTGAAGAGGCCTAAAAGATTTATGCTGAACAAGTGTTTGGCCACCGGTTTTGTAATTATTTTTTACTTTGAGTTTTAAAAGGGAATGAATGGTACTGACTTCAGATGATTTAGCAAGTCGGCCTAATACTTCAACTGCTTTATTTGTAGTTGCGGTTAAGTATATTTCTTTGAATGGTGGAGTGTGAAGCAAATCTGAGAGTTCGTTTGCCGAAGAAACTAAATCTACCATATATTTTGTCATGAAAGTTTTGCCGGTTCCGGCATGGCCTTGAAGAGCCATTTCATGTAAATCATCATCTAAGATGAATTCAATGAATTTATCAGCAGCATTTTGCTGATCGGTAGATAATGTAATCATTTTATTTATCCTTGTAGTTTTTGTAATTTGGATCATCGGTTGCCCATTCATATGGTCCGATTACGTTATTAGGAGTTATTTCAGTTATATTGAATACTGCATGATAGAATTTTAAAAAATGTTTTTTCAATTCTTCTTCTGTTTGAAATGATGAAGAAATTTCCCAATAACCATTTACAGTGCCTGAGAGACTCGTTTGAAATATGAATGTTTTCATTGGTAAATTCCTGATTGATTAATTAGCGTGAGCCATATTTCCAACTGTAACGGTAACCGGCTCAAGTCACCCACCTTGTTGCCTTCGGAGTTTGCAACCTCCTAATGCCCAGTGCAGTCTTTAAGAATTTGGATGCTATCACCTACCCAGTCAATTCAACTGTTGTCACGTTAGCCCAAGAGGTATTTAGTGATAGCTATTTTTGGATTCCACACCAAGATGTCATATTATTGTGTTACTTAGGTTTCACAATAAATCTGACACCAATCTGGTACTTTTCGATAGTTTTAATCACCTAATTGATTTATGTACTATTTACTTGTTCCCTTCGGGGAATTGACTTACAGACGCGGTTTGGCAACCAGCTTTCTCCGGTATGCCCTATGTCTTGCTAAGCTTTTTCTGTGGCCATTAAACGGCCACCTTTCTTTTTTAGTTGGGTCTTTTCTACCAACTTTATTTTTATCTCTGTATTTTTTGTAACTATTTGGTTTGGATTTATCATGTAACTTCCATGCAGGATGGTAATTTAACTACCATGATTTTCGGTTTTTTCCCATTTATTAAGTAAATCAATTACTGATTCACCGGTATAATGAGCATGATTGAAAGCCATTGATATGATCTTACGAAAATGTTTATAGAATTCAGCTTTATCACGCATTGGTTTACGTCCTTTGCGTATTTCTAATGCTGCTTCTTGAACATCTTCTATATAAGCTGCTTTCAAGGATTTATATCCAGGGCATGCTGAGATTTCTTTCCAATTAATAGTATTCATCATTGTAATGCTCCTCACAGTATGGCCTGAATTCATTAGACATTGAATAAGTTAATTTAAATTCTTGTCCTTCAAATTCAATATAATTGCAGATTTCATCAACAGCTTCTGCAACATCCCAAAACAACATATTAATGTTTGTGTGCTGGTATTTTCTTTTTGCTTTGTTATAGCCACTTCTTAAAAAATGTTTTGTATCCTGGCAGAACTGTTTTAAATTATTACAGTTCCATTCATAATACTCACTTTCGCCTTTGGTACTTTCTTTTCCATGATTAATAATGTCTTTGAAATCTTCATCAGCATCATGTTTATAGGTACGTGGTACAGGTATACCATAGTGACCGCTCCGATGATAATAAGGATAAAGTTGGGTAAATTCAGATCCTATACTTTCAGTAGGAGTATACATTGATCCTAATCCATCACGCCTAATATCTCCATGTCTGCCACGAATGTACCAGATACCTCCTAGAGCTTCTAATTCATCTCCTACGGTACCAATATTCTTTAAGCCATTAACGTGCTCAAATAGATCGTGAGCAACAAGGATGCCTTCCCTGGCTACCATGGGTGACCCATTAACTGAGACACCATCGACTACCACACCGATTTCTCCTGTTTGTTGATCTTGTTTAACTATTAGTATACTTGATTTACTCATGTGGATTAAAATGGATTAACTTACCAAATTCAACTCGTGCATCAGTATTTTCAATACATATCCAAATAACTGGGTATGGCGGTTTTTCTTCGATTACCTCGCACCATAAATCACTGAATACAATAAGTACTTCAGGACTACGCTTCTCATAATAACCGAACACACACTCTAAGTCGGTACCACCACGCCCAGAAAAGGGTAATCCAGAAACTGATTGTCCTGGATGTAATTTATGGACTGTTTTAATAGATGTATCAAAATCAATAATTGTTGTTAATTTTGGATTTAATCTTTCCTTAATGTCGTTAATTTCTGCTAAGAAAGCAGCAAAATCCCGATCACTTACTGATCCACTGGTATCAACTGCTATTGCAATTTCTCCAAGATTTTCACTGATCATGTCCGGTAGGTAGAAATCAGGAGCAAACCTTTTATTTGGGCGCCTATATGAATAATCATTTTTACAATAAGAATTCATATGATTTTGAAGGATAGTTGCCCAATCCAATTTAGGATTAGATAATTTATCAATCAGTAATTGAACGTCACCAGGCATTTGGCCAAAGTCTTCATTAACCATTTCAGCGGCTGTTTTAGCCCGCATGATTAATTGCTCAACTTTTTGATTTGCTTTTTCTATTTCTTCTGAGGATTGATTACCATCTTCAGGTGTTTTGATGTCACCAATTAATGAACCGGCTCCACCGTTAGGTGGTGGCGGTGGACTATCTGGTAAAGTGTTATACACTTCCATTGTGGACATGCCTCGATACTGTTGATCAAGGAGACCGCCTTCAGGTAAAGAAAATCCATTATCGTCTAAGATTAAGTTAATTACATAATCAGCAGCGATATTATATTTTGTTTTGTCTACACTCATAGTCATCATGTTACCCATGTGATTGAATGCAACGTGCCATGCTTCATGAGCCATTAAGCCCATACGTTCTTCCAGAGTTAAGGTTTCCCAAAACTCTGGATGTATGAACAAATTGACCCCATCAACAGCCGCCGTAGGCGGACTAAGCGAATTATCCCATTTGAATTTTAGTGAAAATAGAATGGTGGTTAGAAAGGTCGAACCTTTTTTACTCAATAATTTTATTTTCACTTTGTTCAGAGAGCTTTTTAATTCTTGATCTGTCATTGTCATAGTTACTCTCCAGGAAAAAGTTAGATTAATTCACGAGCGTTTTCAATATTCCATTTTTTCCAATCTGCATGATCTTCAAGTTCATTGTTTTTTTGATATGCAGTACGCATACAGATAACTTGAAATTCAATATCCATTCTTTTAATGAATGTCATGAAAGTTCCAAAATTATCAGGATTACAATGATGTGCTACCAGTCCGGTAATTGCCCATAAGACACTTGGGTCATCTGGCATAGTGATACCATCTGGGTTATTTTTGATTTGATCAATACTTGGTAAGCGGGTGTAGACATTACAGTATGCAATGAATTCATTAGCAGCACCTTTGCCTACAGCCCCAGAAATAACTGCTGTTAAATCTTCATCTATTTTAGATATTGGTTTGATGATATCTGATGCAAATTCCCAGGTACGAGCACAAGGGAATGTGAAATCATCATGATCAGGATCAAATCTGTGTAAGATATCTGGTTTAAAACCAATATAGGACATAATCCTATGATCGATACCATTGGCTCCTGCCCATTCCAACCAATCATTTTGCCTTAATTCAATTTCTAAATGAACTAATCGAGATTGCATAGCAGTAGATAAACGATTAACAATGGCCCTATCTGTAGCCAGGTTACCGGCAGCAATGATATCAACATTCTCATGTAAATCGAATTGGCCTACTTGCCTATCTAAAACTAATTTGTAAGCTGCAGCTTGGACTGCTTGGGATGCTGAATTAAATTCATCCAGCAATAACAACCAGCCCTTTCTGCCTTTAGGTAATTCTTGTCCTGCTATTGGAAAGGTAGACATTGGAACATAGCCAGCTCTATCTCTGGCTTCATTAATTGTAGGGAACCCAGATAAATCAGTTGGGTCACATTGGCTTAATCTCAAATCGATTACTTCCAAGTTACGGTCTTCAGCTACTTGTTTAGCAATTGAAGATTTTGCAGTACCAGGTGATCCATGTAACATGGGAACACGTCCGGCATCTAAAATTTGAGTAATACAGATTGGCGCTCTTTTTGTTGATATAATCATTTTAATTTCCTAGTTTTTATTTGATGTGGTTTTCTTTCGGGCACAAAAAAGCCGAAGGCATAAAACGGTACGAAGTACCGTAGACGATCGGCTAGATTTTATTTATTGGTTTTCGAATCCACCTTTAAAGATGAATTCAGTTTTTGCAGTTATTTTGGATTCGCTGATATCATATTCGATATCACTATTTATTTCACAATCAGGACATTCAGGATTTACGCATTGGTAACCATCAACGTAGATTTCGAAAGGAGTTCGTTGAGCCTGTAATGGTGTGCTGATCATTAAGATTAATAAAATTACTTTCATTATTTTTCCTTGGTTAATTGATAGATTTTTTCCTCAATTGATGCGATATGCTCTATAGCTTGTTTAATTGCAGGATCGGTGATATTTTTATGATCCATTCTATTTAATCGCATTAATTCAGAACGAGAGATGATTCTACCATCTTCTAAGTAGATTTGGTTACTTCCATCGCCTGTAGTTATTCCAAGGCGTTTAGCGTATGCTCTGATGGCTCTGGGTGTTCGGTTGATTATTTTAGATAATGCGAGTGAGCCCTTTTTTCTATGCTCATTCAATAATTGAATTTCCTTTTTGGTCCAATGGTTACTTGGTATATTTTTTAATTTCCAACCACGTTTTAAGACTTGATCTCTGATTGCCGCTTGAGACCTTACAATATTATGCTCAGAAAGTATAAGAGCAGCTATAAAACGGCTGCCCTTATTAAGATTTTTTTGTACCAATTCAATTTCTTCAATTGACCATCTAATCATCAGAATTTAATAAAGGTAATCCAGCCATTTCTCGACCAACTTCTCTCTTATCTGCAGGTGTTAAAAATTCAGCTATGATTCTTTTTTCATCGTTCTGAACTTTTTTAATGTCAATTATTTGTTTGGCAATATTGGTAATGGCAGCGGCTTTAGGTAAGGCATCATTAGGTATAGGTTGGCCAGTATTTAAAGTTTTAACTTGTTCATATAGAGCAAGATTTAAAACATCAAGATTAGCTTCTTTTGTCATAGATAAATTCCATTCCTGGCTAATTGGATTTCCTCAAGCTTCATTTCAGCTTGCCTTCTCCGGTGTCCAGATATTTGTTTTTCAGCATCTTTCATAGAACGATGATTGCTCATGAAACGATCCTGGTAATATAACCCATAAGGATAACGTATTTTGTTACCTTGTCGGGACTCGGCAATGACTACTGGGTCATTTCTTTTTATTTCATAACACATATTTTTACCTCAAAAAAATACCCGCTAAACTTGAGTAAAGCGGGTATAAGTAATTGCCAGGAAGAGGGAGGAAAACCTGGCAAGTAAAACTCGTTTACAATATATATTCTATGTAATTTCCTCGATTTTTGTAAGGGCTTTTTGATATAAAACACTGATATCAGTGAAGTCCTCAGTTAAGTTATTGTTTTCATTATTTAACTGAATATTTGCACTTTTTAATTGTTTAATTTGATTCAAAATTTCCCGTAATGGTTTTCTTACACTTCGTTGGTAATTTACCAAACGAGTAAGATTAGATGAATCACCCCCACTTAAATCAATGTCTGTAACCCGTTTTTCATTTAATGCTATGGTACTGCTTAATTGATTTAGGAGGGCGTTCATGCTCTGTACTGGATCAGTCATTCCAACAAGTAGTTTTAAATGCTACATCTACTGTGTAAGTTTGATTTAATGTATCCAGGTAATTGATGTCACATCCGAAATACTCACGTAATTCAGAATTACCGTCATCTACTTTTAAAGTGGTATTGGTTAACCAAATGTAATAATCATCATTTGGTGGAGTTAAATCTTCGCAATGTAGGATTCGTACTTTTGGATTTAATCGACCTGATTCGGTACCTAACAATGTACAATTAGTCCATTCCAATGTTATTGTAGGTTGTGGATCATCACATTCTACTGTCATTTCCCAAGTACCGTTGCCATTGATTAACTCATCAATAAAACAATTATCGTCAGTTATTTGTGGACTACCTGGAGTCTGAATACGGATAGTATTTTTTGTTAATAAAACAGTAACTGTATGTTTACTTTGTGGTGTAGTAGGGCAATCAAAAATAAATGATGATACATTTAAGTTATGATCAAATTGTTCTGATGTTCGAGTACAATTATCAAAAGTGTAATTTCCAGACTGTCTTGCTTGAAAACTGAACTGGGCCGTGGCTGATAAAGTGAATACCAGTAAAAATGTTGATATAAGTGATTTCATAATTTTTCCTATTTAATGTAAACGCTAAATTTTTCCCCTGATTTCCAGTGGACACATTCAGCAAATCGATTATCTTTGGACATGCCGGTAGACTTACCATAATGTCCGCAAACTCTATCTAAATCCGCCGGAGGCGGCGTGTGCTTATTATAGCTAAATTTATGTGACAGCATGATTAATTGTAAAGCTAAAGCTGTGAGTGCCGCAATTAATGCTAACTTCTTTTTCATTAGAATCCCCCAAATGCTACCTGACAACAAGCAACATTATTCTTACGCCACATGTGGACTATGCGATCTCTGTCGTCAAATGCTGCCACTAACCGATCACGGTCTTCTGGATACATGGCTTTAAGCCAGTCTTCTTTAAGATAATCATCTGGCGTAAAATCGCCATGTTGTCTCATTGTAAGCACAGCCTCTGTAAGCTCATGTTCTTCAAATGTCGTATGATCGGCTATCCAGGCAACTGTTTTGTCTCTGACTCTATCTGAGCGTCCACTGAAGAATATAATTTCAGCGCCGTCTCGTTTGAGGGCTTCCATTATATCTATTACTGGTTGGTTAGGTGGATCTTGATCACAAGCATCATAAAATTTATTCCAACGTTCTGGATCTTCAGTGTCTTCCAAGAAAACAGCTCTGTGCTCCGATAATGTGATGGTACCATCTATATCAAAGATATATAATGGTTTTTTGTTCACTGGTTTCATTCCGTAATTTTTACCTATCATTATGCACCTGCTTTTTGGTTAATTTAAAATGTTTATACATGGGACTGTCTTCTACGTTATGCCAGTCCGGTGATGAGTGATCCAATAGATCTTTGTTCTGATAACTCTCTTTTATCTTCGGGAGTCTTTTGCTCCCATGAGAAGTGTTCGTCGTGTTTTGATGGTTCATATTTTTCTACGCTGTGGAGTACTTCGTTTACACAAGCAGCTCTTTCAAGGGCTATTGTTTGTGCAGCGTACCCGTTGATGGCACAGAATCGATGATGTATATCACCAATTTTGGCATAATATTTTTGAGTTTCTTTCATTTTTTCGCCTATAGGTGCGATATAGTAAGAATTCGGTTAATTTCACGATTTCAATATATCGGTTTTGATTTTGATAGAACTACTAAAAAGTTCTAAAAAGAAAAACACTGTACCCCAATTAAGGGGCACAGTGGCCAGTAAAGAAGTCACCCTGGCTCTGACTCATTTGAAAAGTTCGGAGAACTTTAAAGTATTAAGACAACGCATACTCTGAATTACGTATATGATGACCTAGATCATTTGAGTACTTCTTGTACACTAAATCTGGATTACCAGTAATTTCACGAAGTATTGATTCTAAGTAATTGTTATCTGCAATGTCTGCAAGGATATTGGCATAGTTCTCACGCATGTTTTGGACATAGTTAGGACTTGCCCAGAATGAATCATGAATAGTCAATAATTCAAACCCTTGCTCATTAGCCAATCGATACATTTCTCGAACTACATAAGCATCTATGCTATGTACCACGTTGGCAGGTAATGATAGACCAAAGTCTTGTGCTTTGTTTTCCCAAATACGATGAGTAAATGTGGCATGACCCATTTCATCTATTTCGATTTTCTTATCGACTGCAACCATATTTTTTACTCTGGCTACATGACCATCAGGTAGGGTCCATGAGTTCTCCAATACATCTGAGCGCCAGCATGATTGAATATCATTTTTGACTTCTTCAGCACCAGGTAATATGTTTTCTACAGCTTGTAGGAATTTATCAACATCATCACCAAAGGCTTCAGCAGGCTGTGCTTGAGATCCATAGAAATGCTATATCTTCGTATTAGAGCGTTATTTCTAATACCGTTCTCTTATGAACTGCTGTATGTTTCCATACAGAGGAGACTATATCATCATCCTTTTTCAAGGAGTTATGCGCTTCCACCCACTTGGATGTACTTCCGTTAGGAATAGTCGTTGCACGTTCTTAAAATACTTTTACATAACAACAATAATTGTTCATCAGTTAGATCGCCTTTAGCTCTATTAGCCATCCAGCAAACCCATTGTACGTTACCTTTGACATAACCCAATTTGGGTATTATTTTGTCTATAGATAAAGTATAAGGGGTATTCTTTTCAATGATTAAATCTAAGCCAGATAGCTTACACTTATTGTTTTGTCGTCTTAGTAATTTATACATGTAATCAGCATTAATAGTAAAAGGGTTGCCAGTTCTTCTATTATTTTGTTTTGCGTTAGATACTCGATCCCTAATAGCAGAAATTAATCTGCGCTCAGATTTAGGATACTTTGTATTTTTACCCGAGCCACGATAATTAGGATTTTTCGTTCTCCATTTTTTAGCTTTTATTGCTAAACATGGTTTACAGTCTCCTTTTCTTTTTTCAAGAAGAGAGCGATGAAAATTATCACTGTTTTTTCGCTTCTTGGTAAAACCAAAATTATCGATAGGTAATTCTTTTTTACATGTATTACATTTCTTTGTTTTCATAGTAATTGGTTATATTGATTACTATGATTATATAACAAGAATGTAGGTATTTCAAGCTTCGCTCAGGATTGTCTACAGCATTATCTGTTTAGATGTTCCCTGAATTCACATAATTTAATCGAGAAGGTTTCCCTTCAAGTGACCCATTTTTAAGTCATAACAGGTTTTTTGCATGTATCTGCATCAAGACCCATTTCATTACCAATTATGGCATAGGCATTCTCACGATTACCTGTATCAATAAGATTTACTGCTCTGGCAGTATTATGACATCCAATAAGACATGCCATGATTTGTAGTCCAGAAGCTGTGGCATCAAAGTTGGCTAAAAAACCTGTAGGTTTCCTGTCCAATGCATCATTAAACGCATTTATAGCTTTTTCCATCAGAATAGGTTCTTTAGCCTCATCTAATTTATCAGCTAAAGTAATTATATTTTCAGGATCAATGTTGGCATCAAACCAATCAAGCCTGGTTTGCCATGTTTCTTTGTCTAATCCGTATGCGTTAGCTGTAGCTATTGCAATATATTGTAAAGGGGTAAATTTTTGCATGGTAGTCTCCGGTGGTAGTTCTAATGTAAGGTTTCTTCATCTTTTGTTGGATGAGTTAAAGCATTGTATATTTGATCAGCTATAAGTATGATGCCTTCTTCATTGGCGACATCACCTACAGGTTTTTGAAATATTAATGGAAATGTATTTTTATGTAGATGAACATATTTATTTGAATGAAGTAAATCGTTTACAGCCATTTTATTTTCATTTATTTGGCTGACTTCATCAACTACAACTAATGCTATAAAATCATTAACGAAGTATTGATGATGTTTTTCACACATACCCATTTCTTTGATTACAGTGCCATCTGGTGCTTTGGGCTTAACACGTCTGATGTGCCTTGTTACAGGCACTCCAGACTCATGTTGATGAATACATCCACATACAGGACACTGCTTATATTCAAGTTTCATTAGTTAAAAGAACTTGTGAACCAATTACATTACTGATGATGTTACCAGTGAGCTCAAGCGTTTTCTTACCGCCTTCAGTCGATGATAATTCTTCTACCAATAATTGTGATTCAATGGTCTCTAATGTATTGTCCATATTATCTAATTTGGCTCGGCAATCATTTAATTGCTTATCAATGGCATCATATTTTTCGCCCCACTCAGCACAGTTTTCTAACATAGTTATTATTCTTGAGGGTAATGGTAAATTGAAATAAAGAGCATTGTGAGTATCTATATATTCATCATCTCTTTCTATTGCGTTTAAACGATCAGAATCCTCTGCAGCAGCTACAGCAATATATACTCTGAATTCATAAGATCCTTTGTCTAAGATATTTTGTGCCCAAGATCCATTTCTACAGTTTGCATCAACAATATTGCGAACAAAATTGTAAACATTTGTTGATGTAATTAATTCATTTATTGAATGGATTTCTCCATCACTTAATAAATTGTATGCCTGTACTAAGCAATATAGTTCACTTTCATTGGTTATAGTCATTTCAAGATGAGAGTCTATAGTATCCTGGAATTCTTTCATAATGCCTTTATATAAGAATTCTTTTTCAAAATTTGCTGTTAACTCAGTTTGTTGCTCTCTCAGAGCTGTAAGCCTATCAGTTAGTTTAGTCTTGATGGTTTGTTGCGCAATCTTTATTGAATATTCAATTTCTTTTTGCGTCATTTGAGATTTAGTTTCTGGTAATACTGTTACATTGTCATTCATGGTTTTTTCCTATTTTAGTTATTTCTGATGGTCTACATAATGGTTTATATTGAATTTTTATTGGGTCTTCTTTGCTAACCTATGTTTTACCGTATCAGTGGTTTCATAAGTTTCTTTTTTGTTGGTTAATATGGTTCTCAAGTCATGACGACTTGCGAGTTCTCTACCGGCTCTACAATGGCAATACACAGGTTCATCACCCAAGTAAGTCCACACACCTGCGGTACCAGATATTTCACAATTCTGGCATCCTGGTTCTGTTGCCGGTTCCATTATTTAATCATGGTAGTCATAAATAATACTGTTATGTAGATTACTGTGAATATTACAGAAAATGCTACAAAGGCCTGACCAGCCCATTTTATAAAGTTTTTCATGGTTTTCTCCTAGTTTTTAATTTTTTTAAAGTTATCCAATAACGTGCATTACGATTTGAGCATGAGTATTTGGATACTATTTTATTTTCTGTAAGTGCTTTTAATTCATACACTTTTTCTATTAAATCGCCTTTTTTACATTTACATAATAGATGTGATTTAGTTTCAACCTCTGTTTCTAATACACCTGATCCATAACAATATTCACATGACATAATTTACTCCTGATTCATTTTTATAAGTTCATTGAGTAGCTGTGAATTCCACATATGGTTACGCCATTTGACATCCCAATCTTTTGCATCACGGTAATTCAAATTAAATTTACCCATGATCAAAGGAGTACTGCTTATTCTGTCCAAGGTGCCATCCAATTCAAGAGGCATTAGAAAATCGAACACCTCTTTTTCTGTGGGCATTAATCCAATCTGATCACTTGTTTATTAGCCAAGTTAATCAGTGCTTTCTTGTATTCAGTGGATTGAATATTGACATGATAACCCATGCTATACATACGTCCACGCTTATCGAATTTCCAAGATAAGAAGAACTTATTGCCTACATCCAACATCTGTTGGTAAACACGTTTTGAACTGTTGATCAACCGTTGCATGCTTTTGATACGTTCAGATTCACTGGCCAATGATTCGGCAGGTTTCTTGAACTTCAAAGGTTCTTCTATTTTAAGAATTTCTTCATCTAGGCTCAGGGCCACAGAGTTAGCTATGTTAATCGCATCGAGTGCTTGCTTCTCTTCATGGTGATTTCCTTTACCTAGGATGATTGAATCTTCTTTGGTTAGATAGGCAGATTGGTAGTTACGATATATCTTACCTGGTTTACACACCAATGGTGGCAAGTACTGCATTACATCTATTTTGTCCCTTGTTTCAGGACTCAGGACAAAGTTTGATTTAACTTCAATACTTCCTGAAGATGTATTGCTGGCAGGTATGATGTCGTAAATATCTGATTCACAGGCCACTACCAATACTTCAGCAGCAGTTTTTATGCCATCCCAAATATTCTCAAATTTAAAGAATGGTGCTAATTTACCAGCCATGGCTTGTATTTGTACTGGTTTTTCTTCAGGAATGACAATAATCATTATCTCCTCGATTAATTTGTCTATTGAGAAGCCATCCTGTGCCAGTACAGCGTCTAAACGTACGTTCTTGCTATCATAGCTATATTCTTTATCAAAATAAGCGTAGAGAGCATCTGAGGCGGTTTGAATCCTATCTTGGATATCAGAATCTTTGATGTCAGAATGAACCAGATCTCTGATTTGGTCACGGTTATAAGTATCTTCGATACAAATTTGTTCAAGTCTTTCTATAAACATAATTTAATCCTCTTCTATAAAAGTATCAAAAGGTGCTCCAATTGCTTCCATTAATTCATGGTCATCAATAGAAGCTAATCTTAATAAAATTGCTTCACGAATTAAATTTGGAGTTGGATAATCTTCATCGTTGTTACAACTATTTTTAGATATAACACTAAAAGCAATACTAAATGCATGGTTATAGTTCATATTATTTCCCTTTTAGTATATTATTCAGTTCACTTATTTTTATGCGTTTGTTTTGTATAATCCAACGTGAAATTATTAATCTTTTTCTGTTGTTAATATTACTTACCAATTCAATAGGAGTAGGTGAATCAATGTCACAGAATTTATGGAATTTCTTACATACTTTCAGTTGGAATTCTAAATTGTATGATTTGATTAACTTTAATAAGTTATTTTTAGATACAAAACTTTTGTTAGATCTTCTTGGCATGTTAGTTCTCCGATTTAAGCATATTATTAAGTTCTTTTTGCTTTTCCAATGATATATTATTAATGGCTTTTATCATTGCATTCATCTTACCTCTGGTCATTTTACTGATGATGGAAGTGATATCCTGTGATGGTGCACATCTACTAGTAAACTGAAGACGTAGTCTTTCTTGGCTCTCTAAGCTAAGTTTTGATACCATATCAATAATGTTAGTTCTTCGTTTCTTCTTTGGTTTGCGTGCCATAGTTATACTCCTCTCAGTGCATTATTTAGTTCTATCTGAGCCTCTCGTTCACGTTGAATAATTAAGCGTTCAAGTATTCGTTTACATTGAGGTGATAGTGATTCTACGAACTCACGGTTTCCTATCTGTCTGGTATCGCCAAAAGATAAGCGAGCACCTTCCTGGAAGGATGTGCTGCACTCATCTAGGCGTTTAATTAAGTTTTCAGTTACCATAAGTTTGTTCCAACTTTGGGGATCCATTTCTGTTTCAGGTCCTGGATACCTTATTTTAAAGAGATCACTAACTGACATTATGCTGCCTCATGTATATTCAATAATGCAGTATTTCTTACCTGGGTAAGTATTGCTGGTAACTTCTCTTCAGGTAACATGTTGATTGCTACATTCAATGAAACATTGGCACCCTTGAATGGTTGGTAAATATGTTGCATGATGGCAAACTCTCTGTCACTGATGAATAGAGTAAGTTCTTTGATTTGCTCACGGATAGGCATATCCATTGTTATGTCTGGCTTGGCCATGGTATTTCTCCGGTTATTTTTTTACTGACATGCACCCTTCGTACCAAGCTAAACCAAATGCATTGATAGCAACGATTTGAAGCTCTTCTGAATCGTACATTGGTACGTCATAAGCACTTTTTACAAGTATGTCTACGATGGGTTCATCAGTGATTTGTTTGAATAAAGATTTAGGTAAAGCAGCTTGTCTGCCTTGCATAATTTTCTTCGCAACGTTCTCTACATCTAAGCAATGCTGAGTTGTAGGACTGTTAAGTTTAGGTGGTTCCGTCATAGACAGTACCAAAATAATGATTAATTTAATCATGATATTCTCCAGATAGATAAAAGAAAATCCAGATCCTGAGTTATCAGAATCTGGAAATTGGATTAGAAGGTTACTAAGTCGCCTTCTTCACGCTGTTTAGGTATGTAGAAGCCCATTTGAACTTCATAAACGTGCTCTGGATTTTTCTCAAAGTGAGCAATCATAGAATCAGCGCCTCTTGAACCTGCAAACACAGCAATGTCCTTACCGAAACGTAAAGTCTCAACAATTTCACCAGCTTCATTTCTGACAACTAAAGAAGGACGTGCGTAACCAGCAACTTTGTTTTTGTCGTCTTGGTTTTGTTTTTGATTTTGAATAGCCATAATAATAATTCCTATAAGTAAGTTAATTTAAAATAAAAGGTATAAAGATACCTAACTACTGCGTAGCAGTTAGATGTTGTAACAGGTTGCAAAGAGCAACCAAAAAGAACTAGATATTAACCTTGAGTTCTAGGGTTTTGAAAGTAAACAGTACCTCTTGGGCCAACGTAATAAGTCATGGTATTTCTCCGTATGGTAGTTAGAAATGGTGCAGTATTACACCTTCCTACCGCGTAGCGGTGAAACCAAATATCATTGGCCGCAACACCGTCCATAAACATGAGTACCGTCTTGGCGTGTAATTCGGATGTATTTATCGAAGTCATGACCTGTCAGAGCTTTGTGTAAAATTGCTTCTTCGAAGGTATCAGCAATGTATCCAGTATCCTTGAATATGTACACATACTCCATTAGATTAGTCATCTGTCATTTTCCTAGGTGTAGGGAATAAAGGTGGCATTGCTCTGTCAGAGAATGTATATTTTTCACTTTTTTCCCTGTGCCGGCGTTGATAATCAATATTAGTGAACCACTCATCCTGGATAATTTGATCTGGTTTATTCCCTGTTAAGGGACTTAGAACAGCCTCTCGATCAGATTGTTCTTTCAGTATTTCTTGGTACTTTTTCATCAATTCAGCCATTTCAGCCCCAGTATCTCTTTTTTTACGAGGTTCTATACCTTTGACCATGGCATCTAAGATGTATGGTTTACAAGTCTTCTCAAGCAAAGGTGTGATCAAATTTTTATCACAAGTGCTCAGTTTAATTACAATGCCATGTTCATTGGCGTAACTACCCTTTTCAAACAGTTCTGAGATATCACTTTCCAAGTCATAATAAGGTGTACCAGACTTGTTTTTGTAGTAGTTATCCACTATTTTCATGAGTATGAATTCAGTGTATTGTAGGCTGTTCATGGGAACCTTCCAGTTACTGTACCAGCAGTATGCATTACAGCATCTACGTGATCATCATGTCCTTTGGCCATATCAGCACCAATCCAAGTAAAAGTTCTAGGTTTATCACCCTTTACGATTTCACTAAGCAGGTAAGCTTTTAGCAATAATCTAGTTCTCTTGAATAGCTTTTTCCATGCAGGAGTTCTAGCATCCCAACCACTGTTTCCAAGTAATATTGAGACAATAGCTATTACATCTGACCTTATACCATCAGGATGCAGATAGCCGTTAACACCTTCACTTTTTATGATATTATTTATTTCATCATCAGTGATATCATCATATTTCATTAATTTTCTCCTTTTACAATGGCACTGAGCATATATGGTGCCGCAGTTGGTTTAATGCGTTCAGCCAAAAGGGTTTGCCTTGCTTTTATATATTGTGTCTTTTCAGGTGAATTTTCATACATACTAAAAAGTATTCCTGGTATCAATAATTTTGCAATATACATAGGTGCATCAGCACCTCTAACCTTCATTGTTTTATTGGCAAAATACCTGTGAACATGGTATTCAAGTTGTTCATCTGTAAATGTAGGCTCTGCCTTCATTAGTGGTCTCCTTTAAGTAAGTTATTTAACTCTTCAGCCTTACAGTTAATAACAAACTGGTGATCAGCATTAAGTATACAATTACCATACTTAGATTTACCAAAACTCTCATCAGTAGTTGTACCTTTGCACACTGCTTTTAGCTCTTGTCTAATCACCATACCTTTAATGGTTTCATGTACTACATTGGCAGGTAAATCAATATCATGACAACTATACTTAGCGCCGTGTATATTGGATACAGTGTATTCAATAATGCAACCATTAAATAATGCGAATACAATACTTCTAGGTGTTATTGTTGTCATAATTAATCTCTTTTAATTATTTTGTTTAAGTACAGTCTCCTGCATTGCATAAGCAGCAAGGACATCAGGCATCTTTTGTCTCAATCGATACTCTTCTTTGGCATCAACTCTTCTATTGAAAATGAATATTGCAGGTGGATCAACGTTTATGTTGTACATGGTCTCATCAGCAAGTATCTGCTCACCACTTAAACAGTCAGCAGGTAAATACCGATTATCAGCATGCCAGTGTTTAATCACTGACATCAAGAAGTCATAGTCATCCATTTAATTCACCTTTAACAATAAGATTTAGTTCAAATGGTTTAAGTAGTTTTCTTATGCGTGCAATGCATTCAAATCGTTCATCAGTAGAAGGTCTTTCAATAAAGTCATAGATAAAATCACGATACATAATCATATAAACATCAGCAGGAGTAGGTATTTTCTTAGGCTTATAATACATAGCTTTATTTAACCTATGAGCTTTGTTGATGTAACCTTGAATATAGTCATCAGTAAAATCAGCTATTTTCATATTATTCTCCTTTAACAGCACGATTAAGCAGCTCTTGAGATATCATCTGTTCAATCAAATCTAATTTACTTTCAACGATACGCATAAACACATCAAATCGAGTACCTGTGGCATACACGTATTCTTCATATGCCAATACCTCAAGCCTATTAACCACCCATCTTCTTATCATGGATTTATCAGTAATCTCTTGGTTAGATGTATTGAAGAACTCATCAATAGCCATTTCAATCATTTCATTAGTTATCTCTATAATCATTGATCTTTCCAGTTATAATTTGGTTAAGCTTAAATTGTTTAACCTTTTCATGGATGTATTGGGTATATCTCTTCTCTGCCAATAAGCCCATCATACGCATACTGGGCTCTGAATGGATCATACCCAATTGTCTTAAACTCTCCTCACTAATTAAGCGAATGATGGTCCCATGGACTGCCATTTCATCAGGCTTACCAGCCATAAGCCACCCAACCAAACGATCGATGATATCAGTATCTACATCACACAACTTGAAATAATTACTCATTATTTACTCCTTTCACAATTCGATTTAACATATATGCTTTACATAATTCAAGTATTAGTGGTTTTGTTGAGTTACCTAATACATAACAATTATTAAATACCCATTCAGCCAATATTTCTGCTGACGGTGGTGGTAATTTATTAATTCTTTGAATACACTCAAAGTAATAATTTATTTTCTCGTTGATCACATGACTTAAGTATCTATTAGTATTTTCGCATGTTTCAGCTAACAGGTCATTTTGGGTCATACTTAGACCAATCACATGTAAGGCCACCATCACCATGCGCAGGCATGTGAATGCAAGGCATTCCTTCAACAGTTATGACTTTATAGTAATTTAGGGAAGACATACTTTTAACAGGTTCCTGAGAACGCTCTTTGTATGATCCCATAAATGCCAGGCTAATAATCAACATGGTAAGAATAACCCCGAAAACAAAGAGAGATGCCCCACCTTGCATTTTATTTAAGTTAATCATATTACTTCTCCAATAAATCTTTACTAGTACTCAGTGGAACACCAAGTACAGTTTGATAAGCATGTAGTTTAGCTTTCATACCTACTTGCATTAAAGCCAATGGTGCATTACTAAATACATTAGCAGGTGGATAATGAATACGCTCATCAGCAAGTAATTCATCAATTAGTTTTTGTATAGTTTCAGGTTTAAGCATTATTTACTCCAGTTAGTTAATTATTAATACCATACGCTCTCAATATCTCATGTACCATAGCGAGTATTACAGCAGTCTCTTTACCAGAGAAAGATACATCATGTGCTTCACACCAAGTACACAATACTTTTAAGTGTTCAATGTTTTCTTTAGGAAAGAATTTTTTATCTACTATAGTTCTAATCATAGTTTTACTCCAATGTATCGGTAGTGTATAGGTTATTAATAAAGGAAGGATGATGTATCGGATTTGAGGATATGAGCTAAATGTAATGATTTACTCCAAACATTTCTATTATTCCTATATAAATTCCAAATTCTATGCATGCTCAGAGCAATTTTAAGCTTACATCTATACAATCATCAGTGATTCATGCGAACGTCTCGGAGAGACGCTCTAATTAGCTCCTATGTAGAGGATAATCCTTATAATCCTATCTAATAGTGTAAGTGTAGTAGTGTAAAGGGAATACCCCAGCCTTTCGGCTGGGATAGTTTACATAGATAGCACCATGGTAAGTGCTGATGCATAGCAGATTAAGGTTATTAATCTATTGATATTAAATGTTCTCATGTTAGTACTCCAGTTGTTGCTCTATTACTTGTACTTGATCGTTAGATAAGTTAGCCTTCTCCATCATTTCATTTATCTCTTTGCTGTTTTCTATAAGCTGTGCTCTACGTGCAGTCTTGATTGTATCGTTAGCCATAGAGGTAGTATGGAAGGCAGCCTCACCTACAGTTGGTATAGTCTTAGTGAACACCTTAGTGGTTGAATTGAGGATAGCTTGTACTGAGTTACTGATTGATGATAATAGTTTCATGGTAGTCTCCTAATTAGAATATGGCATTGATTGCCTTGATGATGCGTAGCATTCCCTAAGTTATAGTGGGGGGGTATTTACTTTTTATTTTTCTGTTTTATATAGTACTGAATCTACACCCAAAATTTAAATTTTCCTACTGAAAAAAATTATCAAAAAAATTTTAAAAATTATATACGAAAAAAATCGTGGACTATCTGTAAGAAGTACATGCCGAAGGCGTGGACTATCTAACCCAACTGCTCTGGCTTGCTGTCAGTTGGTGTTGTCTATTATTAGTATTGGTTATTACTGAACGGAGTCGAACGCACAAGCTTCCCTTTTTAATCCCGTGGATTAAAAAGAACAGGAAGCGCAGTGGGTACGGAGTGAAGGGTATTTATATATTCTTCTATCTTTAAATCCAATAGCATGAGTGATCGACTGAACGGGACGATTAGTGGTAGAGGGTTTCTGAGAGAGTAAGCGCAGCGCGCGATCGAAGCAACCATCGGACACTTGAGACCCGTGAATGAGGAACGAATGGTATGGATTTAATATAATTTCTAATGAGCGTCCCAAGGACGCCATTATAAATTTAGATAGGTATTTGTCAATAAGGCGAATATTTGTGTCCATGGATAAAGGGTTTGGGCATTGGCGGAGCCTTTAATTAACAAGTGAAGCGCAGTTAATCAGTAAGGTTTATATAAACAGTCTTATATAGGGTGCAGAATCTTGCACCCATAGGTGGTAAATATGTGCACCTCTTTAGGGGTGCAGAATATTGCACCTCACTTTTATTTATTGAAATGTAAGAATTATGTTGTTTTTTGGCTTTGGCTGGAATATACTGAGCATCTTTTTAACGAAAGGAGAAAATATATGGAACAGATTATGATTGCTTTTACAGGTGTAATTGCAATATGGCTATCCCAGGATAAGAAATTAAGTAGACAGAAGTTTGCTTGTATCTTTGGATTAGTTGGGCAGCCCTTTTGGTTTTATTCAGCATACAGTGCTGAGCAATGGGGTATTTTTTGCATGTGTTTTCTTTATTCATATGCTTGGTTAAAAGGATTTTATAACAACTGGATTAAAAATGATCATCGTCCGAGATAACATCTTCGAAAGATTTACCAAAATTGATAAGAATGTTTTTACATCTAATTTAATTTCAGACGGCGCTTGTCGTCTTTATGGATATCTTTCTGGATTACCTACCGGTCACAATTATAGTGACAATTACATTGTGAAGGCTTTGGGGATTTCTAAGCGCACTTTATCCAACAGGAAAGCTGAGCTGACCAAACGGGATTTGATTTTAGTTAAACAGATTGGTCCCAGAAATTACATGTTGTTTGTTGGTCGTTTGGATCGACCTGCCAGCCAAGTTCAATATGAATGGGAGAAAAACAATGACAAATAATGTAAGAATTCTAAAAACCAATGATAATGATACCTTACAAGATAGAATTGTTAACACTATTAATTCTTTTTTAGATAAGGAAGAAAAAAAGGGCAATCTAATTACTAACGGTTTTGTTATTGGATCATTAGAAATGGTTAAATTAGATTTCTTTGAACAAATAGGAAGAAAAAGTGATAGTTAAAAAAGGTAATATTTTTAAAAATAAGCATTTAATTGGTTTTGTACCAGCAGATTCTTTATGGGAATTAGTTTTTGTGGCTAAAAATAAAAGCATCTTTGAATATGTCCTGGTTTCAATTAACCAGCATCGAGACAGCTACATTTCATTTACTGGCAAATCAGGATTAACACTTGAGGAATCATTAGATGAATTCAATAGTATGTTTGATTTGGCTCTTGAGAGAACCAAAGGCCAAAGCAGATGGGGCTCATTCTTAGAAGCTAAGTTAAATACAGCAGTTGGTTTCATTATTTCTTTATTGACTTGGAAATATATAGTGCCGATTATTTGGCCGGAGATGGAACCTTATACTGGTTTAAACCACACAATCGGAATTACATTATTATTTACAGGCATTTCCATAGGTCGTAATTATTTTACGAGAAGATTCATGGAATGGCGAACTCATAGGAGATTAAAATGAAGTTTAGAAAAAAACCAGTAGAGGTGGTTAAAGATGGGGAATAATCCAAAAGAAGCCAGAGCTGTTGCAGATGGCAAAGCGCCAATGGACTACCTAGTTTTCTCAGTTTTAGAGGATGACGCCAAGTGCCATAAGCATGGTGCTGATAAATATGGTAAATTAAATTGGCGTAGTGCTGACATAAAAGCCAGTACATATGTTGGTGCTATAATGCGTCATTTATTGGCTTTTGAAGCAGGTGAGGATATCGATCCAGATAGTGGTTTAAGTCATTTAACCCACATTAGAGCGTGTTGTGCTGTGGTGTTAGATGCACAAAAACACGATACTTTTCTGGACGACAGGGGTAGAGTTGAGGTAATCTCAGCACCTAACAAATAATTTAACCTAATCAGGAGAATTTCTTGGAAAAGCAAACAGAGTATGAAAAATATCTTCCTTATGCGAGTGATAAGCAGAAGAAGGTAGTAGAATTATTGGGACAGCATAAAACATTAACAGCAGTGGCAGGCCAATTAAATTGTTCAAAACAAAATGTGAGCACAATATTACAAAGATTGGTAAAAACAGCTAAATCTAAAGGATTTAATGAAGAACACGGATTGGTTGATCCGGTAATCAGCGGTACATCTACTCTGTACGGCGCCGAAGGTGAAAAAAAACTTACCTGGGTAAAAACCAAAACAACCCAAGAGCAAAAAACTGAAAGAATATTGAATATTCTTGAAAGTTATGAGTACCGTCCGGCACCAGTGATCAAAGCTGCCGAAATGAACAAATCTGATGATACAGTTGATTTGGCTACCTTGTACACTTTGACCGATTATCACTTGGGTATGTACAGTTGGGCTCAAGAAACCGGTGACGATTGGGATACAGATATTGCAGAACGAGTAATGATGAATGCCATTAATGATATGGCAGCAAGATCTCCTAATTCACACACAGGTATACTGAATATTCAAGGCGATTTCCTTCATTGGGATGGTTTGGATGCAGTTACGCCGGCCAGTGGCCACGTACTTGACGCAGATAGCAGATTTGATCGTATGATTGAACTGGCTATTGATTTAAATATCTGGGCAATTGAAAGATTACTTGAAAAACACCAAATTGTGAAAGTCATAATCTGTGAAGGTAATCATGATTTAGCTGGATCAGCCTGGTTAAGAAAATGTCTCAAGAAAGTTTGGGTAAAAAATACCAGAGTTGAAGTCGATGATTCAAGTTTTCCATATTACGCTATGCTCCATGGCAATATTATGTTAGGTTTCCATCACGGGCACAAAAAGAAAAATAAAGACTTGCCAATGCTCTTCAGTTCGGAGCCAAGGTATAGAAAAATGTGGGGTAATGCCGAATACACATATATTCACACAGGGCATTACCATCACACGGAGCAAGACATGTCAGAGCAGGGTGGAGCCATTGTAGAAAGGCATCAAACACTGGCAGGCAGAGACGCTTATGCAGCTCGTGGCGGATGGATATCACGCAGAGGAGCCAAAGCGATTACTTATCACAAGACCAGAGGCGAAGTTGAACGTATTTCGGTCTTACCACGGGAGAAATAATCATGTCAGATGAAAAAGTAGTTCCAATGTTTCAACCAACACAGTTCGATCCCGATTCTGTGTTGGAAAATAACAAAGGTAAGTTTAAAGATGTTTTATTAATAGGCTGGACACCGGAAGGTAATATCAAATTGGTACCAAGTAAAGATATGCCAGTTAATAAATTGAATTTACTTTTAGATAAAGTCAAATTTTCATTAATCAGTGGTGGAATGGGGCAAACATGAGTGGAATTGATTTAGGATGTGAATTTTGCCAAGGTGACAGTCCAGTATGTTTGGAATGTGGCCGAGGCATGGATTTACCAAAGAAAAGAAACAAATACATGCGAGAAATACTTCCAGGAGTATGGATTGATGTGTATGATGTCATCGAAGCCTTCCAAGTGAACGATGGCGGTATGCAACATGCGTTAAAGAAAATCTTAGCATGCGGACAACGTGGGCATAAAGATGAAGCTACTGACCGAAAGGATATTCTAGCCAGCATCAAACGCTCAAATGAAATTTTTAACAGGAGACCAGAAGAAAATGAGTGAAAATAAATTAGAACAAGAAAATATGCAGCTTAAAGCTGAGATCATGCAAATTAAAAGTAAGATGTGTGATGTTATGCTTAAAGCAGATGATCAAAAAGACCAAATGATTGCTGAAATACAAAATTGGCAAGCCATTGGCAAAAATATCAGTAATTTACTTGGTTTGGATAACCCTTCTTTGGAACAGATGTATGCCAAAATTAAAGGCATGAGAAATATCATTAAAAAATCCCAAGAGAAGCGCACCGGTGGTCCCGCTCTTGTCAAAAACACGGAGAAAAAAGATGGTTGATAATCAGCATAGAAAAATTACCGGTTACCGTGAATTAAACGAAGAAGAAATTGCTTTGATGAATGAAGTTAAAGCATTAGGTGCCGATATTGAAGCGGTATTAATGAAAGTATCAGCACATGTTGAATCTCAGCGTGCTGCTGAAAATGTAGATAATCCAGCCGAGCAAATTGATCAGCTCAATAGAATGGATAATGCTACACCGGAGAGATTCGCAGCAATTGCTAAGACTCATTTCCAACAAGGCCTGATGGCCGCAACCAGGGCTGTAGCTCAGCCTGAATTTTTTTAATAGGAGTAATTTATGACAGAAGAAAATGTAAACGAAAATGAAGATTTAAATGGCGTACTTGAGCAACCCGTTGAAGAAGATGCAGTTGATGATGACACTTTACAAGCAGCCCCTGTAGAAGAAAAACCCAAACAACTTAAACCGTTGGATAGAGATATGTTTGTTCGGCTCACCCATGAACTCGAAGCATTACCTTTACCAAATGGCTGTTTAGTTAGAACTACTACCGATGGAACAGTATTAGTTAACTTTGTACCTGGTGTACGTGTACATCCGGCACCAAGTCATGATGCGCCAAACGGAAGAAGCTTGGCTTCATTATAAGTCAGTATTTGCTTTTACTATATATAGCCTATATACTAGCCCTATTTAATATAGGGCTTTTTTATGTCTAACGACTTAACGATTGAACAGTTACAGCATGCTCTACCAAAAGGCATGAAACAAAATGCCAGTCAAGAATTGGTAGATAAAGTAAACACACTTACCAAGGATGATTTGGTACGCCAAGCTTACCGAGACAACATTCTAAGTTACACCAGTGTAATGATGGATGGCAGGTTCCAAATTGGTCATTACATCGATGCGATTAAATACATTACCCACAAATTAATGGGGGACAGCAACATCGATGCCTACCGGAAAACATTTCCCGATCGGTATTTGAATTTTGTAACCAAAGGAACGGACCCAAAAGACATAGCCAGTTATGTGACCAGTTACAACAAAAATAAGTTGGTAAATTTGATTAGAGAACAGACGCTCATACCAACTCATATTTTGAATGCTGATTATTACCAAAAAGCAATTAACAAACAAGTTGCTTTAATGGGTGATGTAAATGTGAGTCCCACGGTACAACAGAAAGCTGCAGATAGCTTATTGGTTAACCTGAAGCCACCTGAGACAGCCAAAGTAGAAATTGATATCAACACTACTCAAAATAAAGATATCCAGGAATTACGTGAACACACCTTGGCACTGGCCAAGCAGCAACAAGAAATGATCAGTAATAAAATGGTTTCTGTGAAGGCAGTGGCTGAAGCTGTTTTGATTGAAGGTGAGGTAGAAGACGATGGAAATGAGTAAAGTAGAGCAGCCACCTACTCTTGAAGACCTGGTTTCCCAGGTAGATTATGGTGAATTGAAAGATGGATACGTTCCCAGTGAATTTGCTTTAGGATTTATTGCTTTTATTAAACTGGTTAATGGTGGAGAAGGCGAAGAAAATAAATCACCTGCCATCCATTTGGATATGTTGGATCAAGTAGCGAAGCATGACACCAATTTATTTGTTAGTTTTCGTGGATCAGCAAAAACTACAGCACTCCATGAGTACATGTTCTTGTACTTGGCAGTGTATGGTGGAACCCCGGAGTTTGGTAAAGTAGATGTTGCCATGTACATTAGTGATACCATCGATAATGGTATTAAAAGCATGCGTCAAAATTTGGAATTTAGATACAATAAGTCTGATTTCCTACAAAAATATATTCCATACACAAGATTTACCGATGTCAGGTGGGAATTTGAGAACCTGGAGGGCAAAAAGCTCTGTGTGAGGGGTTTTGGTGCCAGTACCGGTGTACGTGGGTTCAAAGAGTACGGAAAGCGTCCTACGTGGTGTGGATTTGATGATTTGATGTCAGATAAGAACGCTGAGTCGCCTACCATTACCAAAGATATCAGAAAAATCATCTATAAGGCTGCCAGACAAGCGATGCATCCTCGAAAAAGAAAGATTAATTGGACAGGTACACCCTTTAATGCACGAGATCCATTATACCAAGCTGCAGGCTCTGCCAGTTGGAATACCAGAGTGTATCCAATATGTGAAAAATTTCCCTGTAACCGAGAAGATTTTGTCGGCGCTTGGGAAGATCGATTCAGTTATGATTTTGTCAAAAAAGAATATGACGACCTTTTAGCCAGTGGAGAGATTAACGCATTTAACCAAGAGCTGATGCTGAGAATTATGTCTGAAGAGGATCGTCTGGTCCAGGATGATGAAATCTCATGGTATAAGCATAAAAATATTTTAGATAATAAAGGTTTGTTTAATTTCTACGTGACTACGGACTTTGCCACCAGTACAAATAAGTCTGCCGATAACAGCGTGATTGCAGTCTGGGCTTACAATAACGTAGGTGATTGGTTTTGGGTAGATGGAATATGTAGACGTCAGCTAATGGATAAAAATATTGATGATTTGTTCAGATTGTGTCAGATGTATAATCCACAACAAGTTGGAGTAGAAATTTCAGGACAACAAGGCGGATTCATACCATGGATACAAGAAGAAATGATGAATCGAAATATTTATTTTACATTGGCCAGTGATAACAATACCAATAAACCTGGTATTAGACCGGTTACTGATAAAATGTCCCGATTTCAGATCATGTTACCTATGTTCAAAATGAAGAAAATGTACTTTCCTCAAGAAAAAAGAGACAGTAACCAGATAGCTGAATATTTAGATGAATTATCTCTCGCAGCATTGGCAGGATTTAAATCCAAATATGATGATTGTATCGATGCAATATCAATGTTAGGGAGTTTAAATCCTTGGAAACCATCTCAAGAAATGAATGCCAGTCGAAATTCTGATAATATTTATGAAATAGACCATGAAGATGTAGAGAGCGATTTAGATTCTTACACCGTATAATTTATGACATAATGATACGGATTGAGAAAATAAAACGCATTAATAATATTAATTAAGGAAATACCACAGATTATCTGTACTTATTTGAATACAGAAATATCCAGATTTTTCCTTGATTAATTTGCGGAAATGGTAAAATTTTACTACAATTGTAAGCTGGCACAAGTCACATGGTATTGTGTTCAGCAGGGCCTATTAAAGTTCTCCTCTCGTTCATTTATTTAATAGGCCCATTTTTCAAACACATTTAATAAGAGAATTTTTTATGGAAAATGAAGGTTGGGGCAAAATTATAGGTTTAATCTTCGGCGGGGGCGCGTTTGGAGCGATTCTTACATATATGTTGGGCAGTAGAAAACAAAATCAAAGCGAATTTGTTGTTTTACTTGAAAATTATAAAGGAATGGTGGATGATTTAAAGGAAGAGATGAAATCCAGGATTGATGGATATGATGAAAAACTCACAGAACATACCAATCAGATAAATGAACTCAAACAAATTTTATTAAACAGGGATCAGGAAATTATTCAATTGAGAAATCAATTAATGATCTTTGAAAGCAGCCATACTGATGTACCTGTACCTATTTGGTTAAAAGATACTTCTGGTAAAATGCTATTCTTAAACAAAGTTTATGCTGAAAAATTATTACATCCTTTAGGTAAATCAGCAGAAGATTACATAGGTAATTACGATAAAGACATATGGGGAAGGGAAGTTGCAGCTAATTTTGGTAGACATGATAAAAAAGTAATGCATACTAAAAAGCCTGAAGAGATGGTGGAAAGCTGGCCAGGTCCCGATGGAGTTATGTGGGAAGGCCGAGTAATAAAGTACCCCAGGTTTGCCGGTAGGGATACCATAATCGGGATTGGAGGGATTATTGTTGATATGTGGATTAAAGATGAAGACTGCAAGTGATGTTATAGATGAACTAATTGTCATTGAAGGGGGTTACTCAAATAACCCTGATGACTTAGGTGGAGAAACTAAGTACGGTATTACCATTAAGGTAGCCCGTGCTTTTGGTTATATGGGACCGATGAAAGATTTACCTCGTATGACTGCAAAATTAATTTACATGAAAGAATATTGGATTAAACCAAAAATTGCTGAAGTAAATAAACTCTCTCAACCAATTGCTATTGAACTTTTTGATATTGCAGTTAATACAGGAACTTCCAGAGCAGGTAAATGGTTACAGAGATTGTTGAGTTTATTCACAGAACACATTCTAAAAATAGATGGCCAAATTGGACCAGCAACATTAAAAGCATTAAGAACGTATCTGAATGAACGTAGGCATCAAAATCCACACAGAACCATGGTGAATACACTTAATGCGATACAAGGCTGTCATTATATTAATTTAGCAGAAAAACTGCCTAAACAAAGAACATTCTTATTTGGTTGGTTGAGGAATAGATTATGAAAGGAAAATTAACAGTAGCTTTACCAGTACACGGCATGAACTCTAGGGATGCTGGAGATAAAAGTATTGATAGAGTAGCCAGAGGCATGGCAGTAGATTTTGTGGATACAGATGATACTGATTATGGATGGGTTGCTTTTTTACGTATATGGATCTTCAAAAGAAGATTTATTGAACGAGTAGCAGGTGGCATAAAAAAATGGATTGATGATCCTAGGATCGGTACCATATTTTTACCTGTGCATTCCAATGGATTGAACTTTACTTTCCAGGCTCTTAAATTACTCAAAAAACGTAACCAACTTGGAAATAAGCGAATAATTGTGATTGCTTACTCTGGTTGTGCCAATAGGAAAGTGAACACAGATAATGCATATCATGTGCATAACTGGTACACTCAAGAAGATGGTTGGCTTAAAACCGCTAAATTTTTACCTTCAATATCTATGGGTAGTTTCGGCTTAAGTACATATAGAGGTAAGTCTATGAATGTAACTGATAAGAAAATTACTAATCATGTCACTTCACATTCTCAATGGTTTCAAGGTCACACCTTATCTAAAACAATTGCAAAAACAAATGAACTTGTTAGGAGTTATGTATGAAAAAATTATTAATATTATTGATCTTGGTACTGATGACAGGATGTGCTCAATTTGCGCCCAAAGCCACTTACCAGGTAGAAAACTGTGATCGCACTTACCAATGGGATGCAGAGAGACAGCGTGATGTTATCACGTTTGAATCCTGCACGAAATCTAATGTTGAATCAAATAGAGAATCTAAAAATATTGTGTTAAAATCAAATCAGAAATCTGGGCAATTAGATTTCTCTGCTGGTGAATTAACTAATGCAGAAGAAACTGCTTGGGCAAAAGCCTTGGCAGAAATTTTATCTGATCCAGAAGCTGTACAAGCAGGGTTTGGTATTTTACGTACACTGCTTACAGGGCAGAAATAATTAGGAGCAAAAAATGGTAGCAATTACTAGAATTTCAAGTGCTGCGGCAATTGCTGCAACAAATACGTTAGTAGATTTACTGGATAACAGTGGTCCAGGTAGAGTAGACATTTTAGATGGTACTCAACCAGCTACAGTGAATACAGCCATTACAGACCAAACTGTATTGGGATCACTAACTCTATCGAATCCTGCTTTTGGAAACGCTACCGATCAAGGTAGTTTTGCCAGAGCAGTCGCCAATGCCGTTGGTCAAGATATTTCAGCAAACGCCGCAGGTACAGCTACATGGTTTAGAGCATATGATGGTGCAGGCAATGCCATTATCGATGGTAATGCTGGTGTTACAGATGAAGCCATGATATTGAATAATGCCGAAATCGCGTTAAATGATACGATCGATATTACATCATGGAATGTAGAATTAGCTGAAGCATAAAAATAACAATCGGAGATACATGAATGTTTGGTAATTTTTTATCAGAAAGTTGTACAGGAACAACGGGTACCATCACTTTGACAGGTGCCCGTCCTGGTCATATCCCTTATTCTGAAAAATATAGTGATTTGGATCAAATCTTTTATGTTATAGAAGACGGCGATGGCATTAAAAAATGTGGTGGTGTAGGTGTGTATTCCGGTGATCCTGCGTCATTCAGTCGTACTGATTCATGGACATGGGACGGTACTACATATGATGACAGCCCTTCAGGAAATTTAACACTTACTGGTAATACTCATATTACTCGTATTACTCCATTGAGTCAGCATATGGATGCATGGGATGCTCATTCACAAAATACCGCCAATCCACATAGTACCAGTATTGGTAATTTGGTCGGAGGTACATTTGCTCAATTAAATACTAAAGTATTAAATGCAACTTTAGCAAAACTTGGAGATAACATATCTTCGTTTACGAATAATCTTGGGTACATTACATCTGTAACTCAAGGTGACGTCACAGCGCATCAATCGGCGCTACAAATAACCGAATCACAAATCACAGATTTAAATCATTTGGAATGGGCCGATCCGGTAACAACAAATTTATTACCTTCTGTCACTAATACCCATAATTTAGGTTCTTCTTCTGTTAGATGGGATACTCTATATTCGAGAGAAATTAGTGTAACAAACACAATCACTGCAAGTATGTTTTCAGGTACCGATTTAGACATTGATGGCGGAGACGTAGCATTACCAGATGGTGAGACTGCATGGGCATCAGGTGCAACTATTTTAATGGATGGTTGTACTATTTCTATGCGTGGTAGCACAGTTGATTTCGGTTCAACTACTACGCTAAGTGGAGACATGATTCCCGCAATTGGTGGAAAAATGGGAGATATTGGTTCTGCTACAAATGTATGGGGAGCAATGTTTGTATCTACAGCCAATTTTGTAGATGTGAATGTTACCAATGATATCCTTCCAACAGTAACTAATACAAGTTATTTAGGTAACAGCGGTCTCGTATGGCTTTCAGCACATGTACGTAATCTTACTTGTCCTGGAACATTTAATTTAACTGGGTTTGGTTTTGGTACGAACGCCTGGCCAAACACCAATAATTCAAGAGATTTGGGAACATCTTCGTTAAAATGGAGACATGCATATATTTCAGGTAATATTATTGTAGATGGTACTGTTGATGGCCGTGATATCGCTGCTGATGGTGCTACATTGGATGCACTTGGCGGTGGTGGAGAACCTACTGAGAATATTATTTTGGATGCTACTAAAACAGCAGGTCAAAATATTAATGGTACTGAAGGGTCTGAAGACAATTTAACTTGGAATGTAGTTTCTCAAGATACTGGTGAACTAACATCCTTTTCATCAGGGGGCTCTTTAGTCAGATTTACTAATGCTGGTTGGGTAAACATTCATGCGTCTGCTTACATCAGTAATAGTTTAATGAACAATCGTTTTATGATGTCATTAAGTATTTATCACCATGCATCTAACAATACTTTAAAATATTCATATCATGGGGATATGCAATATAACAGGGATGATAACAATGCTTATGATGCTTCTGGTGGATCAGTGAATCAAAACATGATGTATGTGGCAGCAGGTGACTACATTTATATTAAAACTCGTGTTTTTGATGATGGTACCGCAGCTACTACACAAACATTGGATACAACGTATTCAAAACTTAGGATTGCAAGAATAGAATTTTAACCACATTATAGGAAAATAGCCTTATGAGTATTGGAGGTATTGCTATAGGTAAGGTGGCCATTGGTAAAGGTCCATCTACTCCTATAGAGGGTACAATAGTAAACAGAATACCTTCCTTTTCTCAAAGTGGAACGGTAAGCATCAGTGCGGATAGCATTAATGCAACAGTTACCAGTTCGATCGTATTTAGACAAACTGCCACTGCAACCAAATCAATTGATTCTATAACCGGTACAATTAGTACTGATATTCGATCATTTACCCAATCAGCAACAGCAACGGTATCTCTTGATGCAATTGCAGCTACTGTAACAAGTACAATTCCTAGATTTAGCCAAAATCTGGGGGCCGTGAAGAGCTCTGATTCATTTTCTGGGGTAATCACCTCAACATTACCTACATTCACTCAGAATGCCTCTACAGAAGTTTTGATAGATGCAATATCTGGTGTAATTGGTACAGTTTTACCAAAATTCTCGCAGAATATAGTAGCGATACATGATGATACGCCTCAAGTGATCACCGGTGTTGCCACAACCAGGCTAAACAGTTTTACCACAAATTTGACAGCAGATTTGCTGATAGATAGTATTGTAGGTAATGCTGTAAATAGCTTTGGTAAGTTTAGACAAAATGTAACAGTTGTCGCTGTAACACCGCATTATGCAGTAATTACTTCGACATTACCGAAATTTAGTAGTAATATAGCTATTGAAATTCGAAAAACAGGATTATATGATGTCTGTTTTTACTTAGATGTTGTAACTAAAAGTTCAATAAACGTAGATGCTATTGGAGCATTAAATATTATTACTAAATCGGAGATTAATCAATGTCATCAGTAGTTTTAAATTTAGTTACCGGAGATGACTTCGGGGCCGAAATTCAATTAACAAGAGATGGCGGAAATTTCCGGATAGATTCCGGTGCCACCGTCAAAGCCTCACTTATAAGTAAGGATAAAAAAAGTATTCTTATTGATCCTGTAGATGTAACTCGTATCGTTACACATCCAGACACAGGTGTACCACTATCAGATTGGGTGAATAGTAAGTTGTATCCTCAGTTTATAGAAGCGGATACTGCTGCAATACCAAGTACCTATTACAATCAAGCTGCTTTCATTGAACTTGAAATAAATGATTCAATTAACTGGTTTGGTAAACAAACATGGTTCCAGAAGGTAAAAATTCTTCAGGGCACAATCGGACAATAAGGAGTAAACATGCTTTTATCAGAATTATTTAATTACTGGAATTATGGAGAATTATCTCAATTAGCATTAGGTAATGCTACTCCTGAAGGTATTCCAGAAACCAGTTATCCTGCATTATTGAGTCATCTTAATTTAGGACTAATTGAGTTACATAAAGAATTTTCTCTAAAAGAACGAGAAGTTGTTATACAAATGTATTCAGATATTACTTTGTATAAATTAACTGAAGAGTTTTCAGATACTTTGGGTACTGCTCCGGTTAAGTACATATTAGATTCTGTTGATGAACCTTTTACCGATCAAGTATTGAAAATTCGTAAAGTGGTATCAAGCAACCCAAAAGTCCAATTAATTTGGAATGATAAAACTGAAGTAGATAATCCAATCACTCAATACGCATATAACACAATACGTATTGGAAAACCTGATCCAGCTCATACTGTAACAGTACATTACCGAGCTGCGCCGGACCCAGTAACTTTACCTGCTGTTGATCCTGATCCAGCAACTGTGGAAATCCCTATTCCATTAAGTTTGGCTGAAGCTCTTGGATATTTTGTTGCTGCACGAGTTCATAGCAATACTCCTGCAATGGAGCATACTCAAAGTGAAGGCGCAATCTACATGCAGAAATACCAATTAAGTATTATGAAACTTAAAGAGACCGGTTTGGCAGAAGATTTTCACCTACCTAACACAAGATTAGACGATAACGGATGGGTTTAAAATGACAATTATTCAAGGCTTAAGGGGTTACCCTGGACAGCAAGGATTAACAGGAATTCCAGGACAACAAGGAAATCAAGGCGTAGCAGGACCTATGCCTATTGTTGTGGATAATGGTAATGGGACAATTACAGTTACTGGATCAAATGGCTCAGTAATTATTAGAAATGGTCAAGACGGGGTGTCACCTCCTGCTAATTCAGGAGATTATATCAGTGTAGTTTATGCACAAGTACCCAATGATGATCCAGTACCTACAATCACTCCAGGTACGGGTACATATGACGGCACCAATGAGGTTATGCCTACTGGTTCTACAACATGGCAAACAACTCCACCATTTCAAGCAGGATATACATCATATGTTTCCTTGAATAGATATATTCATGATGCTAGTACCGGAGGTAATGGTACATGGTCATTACTTACACCAAACTGGTCAGTTCCTGTGGTGTATCAAATAAATAATGCTCAATCAAATAGATTCACATCATATATATTTTTCAGAGATTCAAATGCACCAGCTACTCCAACAGGCGGTAGTTATGCTTTTCCTGTTGCATCTGGATGGTCGGACGGTATTCCAGCAGGAACCAATCCAGTATATATCTCAAAGAGAATATTTACTGAGGATGGATTACCCCCTCAAGAAGCCACATGGTCAGTACCTGCTTTATTGGGTGCTGCTGGAACAGGAAGTAAATTCCAATTTGGTCCAACAAGTTCAGGGCCATGGAGTGATACTCCAAGTGTTACAGATGAATGGATGGTAGCTTGTACAATGGAACCTGGACAAGCATGGGTATGCGATTATTTGAACCCAGTAAAAATTGTAGGTGAAATGGGGCCAGAGGCTCAAAGTAAATTTTTGGCCACAGCATTCAAAAGATCAGATACCGATTTAGCTGCTTTAAATGCAGGTAATGGTGAAATTCCAGAAGGGGGAAATTTTGATGCCCCATTCCCTGTGGATAATTTGTCAGTCAGTGGATGGAGTAGAACCATTCCACCAGGTACATCAAATTTATTTATAAGTAATCGTGTATTTACTACAGATGGATTAGCTCCACAGGATGCCAATTGGTCCGGTGCAAGATTATTTGATGGACAAAATGCCGTAAATTTTGTACTTACTGCAGACTCACAAACCTTTGCTTATGATGAAGAAGATCCGCCAGGGATTACACCAAGTCAAATTAATTTTACTGTAAATAAACAACATGTTGGTAACGACACTGTTTGGACAACAGATCCTGTTATTACCGTGGCTGATAATACTGGACCAAAAGAAACTCTTGTGATCACTGCTGCTGAATTTGATGCTGCAGGTACAAACAGTATTAAAGTAACTGCTACGGCAGGTACTTATTCAGACTCTACAACTATTGTTAAAATTTCAGATGGGTATACTCCGGTAGCAGGTCTTGATTACAGTGACGGTATTTCAATATTTCAATCAAAGATTTATAAATCATCTATTTCAAATCCAGGTATTCCTCAAAATGGTTCATATGATGGTACCAATGAAACTGTTCCAAGCGGTTGGTCAGAAGATCCATTGGCTCCTGCTGGCCCAGGACATTATGTTTGGGAATCTAGTTTCCTCTACCAAGCAAGACAGGTAGATGGTGTAAACACATGGGACACTCAAGTATGGCCAGGTCCTTCCGGTGGCGGCGGTACATGGAGTACTCCTGTGAAATATTCATATATTCCAACTGAAGGTACAGATTTTTTCAATAATAATTCTTTTCAGTCATATATTTTCCGTAATGTAGTGGTTGGAACTACTCCATCAACACCAAGTGGTGGTACATATGATGGAACTACTGAAGACTTATCAGGTGTCGGTCCTGGTACATGGACAGATGATCCTATTACGCCAGATGATGATGAAATCACTTGGGTATCTAATAGGCTTTATGAGTTTGATGGATCAACGTGGTCACATCCAGCATGGTCTACACCGTCTAAATTCTCTGGCTCAGCTTCTTTAACTGGTGTCTTAACTAATGAGGTGGATTCGGTATTTGCAGACGTTACAGGTGATCCTACGTTTGATGGTAATGAGGGCGGAGAATTCTTAGTTTATTTTGGTACTGAAGACGTCACAGGTGCGTGTACTTTTGCAGTAAGTGGTGGATCGACCAATGGTGGCTGGCATGAAAGAACTGTAAATGGTTTAAGGTTTAGAATCGATAGGATTGGTAATTTTGCAGGGCAATACAATTTATCAGAAAATGCTAATTGGACATCTGATAAAGAGACATTTACTATTATTGCTACACACAGTTCTGGTTTTATTGTCACCAAAAAATATACCTTAAGTAAATCTAAAGAAGGTGCTGCAGGAATCCAAGGAACATCAACACGTATTGATTTTGCTTATGGTACCAGCAGTTCAGGCGGCTCAGTAAATTACCCAAGTGTATCTTTTGGACCGCCAAGAGTCTATACGACAGCAAGTTCTACCAATAAAACATTTATCGGTACTAACGCCGTAACTTGGGAACCTACTGATACCGCTCCAGCATATGGAGAGCCAAGTGTCTCAACTAATTCCAATGACTATGAATGGTCTGAATTTGTGGGAGATGCAGGTGCCGATGGTCAGTCTACTAGATTGGATATTGCATATGCTGATAACTTCAATGGTGTTACAGCATCAGGGAATTTAAGATTCCCAAGCAATTCATCTAATCCTACTCCAGCAACACCTGCTAGTACTAATAGGTTTATTGGAACTGATGTAGTTACCTGGACAGGAACTGCACCTAATGCTTCTCAGAATCAAGCAACTTATGAATGGACCCGTTACCAAGGCGATGATGGCCAATCTGGGGTGGATGCATTATCGATTGTATTATCTAATCCCAGTCATTCTGTTCCCTGTACACCAGATGGTAACGTATCTGATTATAATAATTCAGGTACAGTATTAAGCGTTTATGAAGGGCCTGTAGCACTCGATTCAGTAACTGACGCTAGTACTGCTACTATGAGTAATGGAGAATTTCGTTTGGTATCTGCTGTACAGTCTGGTGGAATTACTGTGGATTCAACTCCAGCTTATACAGGTGATCCTATTACATTCGGTGCAATAAGTAACTGGGCTGCAGGTACAGGTAATCTTACAGCTAAGATTACATACACAGTTGAAGGAAAAACTCAAAATGGTACTGTTTTCAGTGGCATAATTGCAGAACAGACCTTTAATAAAAATTTAGGTGGTGGTGGTGTAGGAGTCAGTCAAATCAGTACCAATCAAACCGGTACGATACATGGATCAAGTGTAACAGTGACACACCCATCTCAAGGTGGCACCATTACTGTCAATTGGAATGCTTTTGTTGGGTCATTCCCTCCATTAGGAGGAAGTTCTTCTTATGGTAATGATGAACCTACAGGAACAGTTAACTTATTATTGAAAAAAGATGGTACAACTATTGCTACAGAAACATTTACTATCAGTACATTCAGTGAAGATGATGGCCCTGCGTGGACAGCATTTAGATCCTTAGTAACAGATACAACATCAGGAACTAGCGGTAATATTGAATTTAGGATAGAATGGAGCGGAGATACTTCGAGTAACATACTAACTCAAAACGCTGGCTACATATCAATAACAGAAAATGTGTAAACAAACATAGGTAAAATTATGGAACAAAATTCAGAAGAAACAGTAGATGTAAAAATCAAAAATATAGAAAATCTGGATACCCCAGGTTTAACTGATTGGGCTAATGAACCTACTGTTCGTGATTTAAAAGAGGATTACTCTAATGCCTCTTCAGACCGTGATGCCAACATTACACGGATTGATAAATGGTTAGATAACTTGCATGGTACTGGATCAGCTAAACGGAAAAAGAAAAAAGGTAGATCAAACATTACCCCAAAACTTATTCGCAAACAAGCTGAGTGGCGGTATGCTTCCTTATCAGAACCGTTCTTAGATAATGTTGATATCTTCAATGTAATGCCTGTTACATATGAAGATAAGAAAGCAGCAGAACAAAATGCATTGGTACTTAATAATCAGTTTAATACCAAGATTAAAAAGAATCATTTTATTGATGAATATGTAAGAACTGCTGTAGATGAAGGTACAGTAATTACTCGTATTGGTTGGGACTTTGTTGAAGAGGATGTCGAATCCCCTATTTTTGAAATTCAGCAAACAGATTCTCCTGAAATCATTGCAGATTTACAGTTTATTGCACAGTCACTTGAAGAAGATCCTAGGTATTTAGCTACTTTAAATCCAGAAGTGCAGCAAGCATTTCAATTGACCCAACAAGATGGTATTCCAAGAGAGGTAATTCAAGTAGGTACCGAAATGGTTAAAAAAACTGTAATTAACCAACCTACCTTAGAAGTAGTTAACTACAACAATATTACTATTGATCCTACAGCTCAAGGTGATTTAAACAAAGCAAATTTTGTTATTCACAGTTTTGATAGTTCAATGAATGAATTAGAAAAAGATGGTAAATATACCAATTTAGATAAAGTGAATATTGAGAATGCTGACATCCTGGGAGAACCTGATCACCATAACGAAGATCAAAGTAATTTCCAATTTGCAGATAAGCCACGTAAAAAGTTTGTAGTTCATGAGTACTGGGGTTTCTGGGATATCCACGGTGATGGAATCTTGCATCCTATTGTAGCTGCATATGTTGGTGATGTATTAATTCGTTTAGAAGAGAATCCATTTCCAGACAGAAAGTTACCTTTTGTAAGTGCTCAGTATTTACCAGTCAGACGTTCGATTTATGGAGAGCCTGATGGTGAATTGCTGAAGGAGAACCAGGACATTATTGGTGCCGTTACCAGAGGCATGATTGATACCATGGCTCGTAGTGCAAACGGTCAAATGGGTAGAGCCAAGAATGCATTGGATGTTCCCAATAGAATGAAATTTGATTCTGGCCAAGATTATGAATTTAATCCAGGTACCAATCCTGATCATGTTTTCTACATGCATAAGTACCCTGAAATACCTCGTTCTGCAGAAGCTATGTTGGCATTGCAAAATGCAGAAGCTGAGAGCCTAACTGGTGTCAGAGCGTTTGCTACAAGCACGACAGGCAATATTGGAGCACAGTCTGCTGCAGGTGTACGATCTGCTACTGATGCTGCGTCTAAAAGAGAATTAGGTATCCTGAGACGTTTAGGTGTAGGTATTGTTGAGATCGGTCGTAAGATTATTTCAATGAATTCTGAGTTCTTAGATGACGAAGAAGTTATTCGTATTACCAATGAACGTTTTGTACCAGTACGTAGAGATGATTTAGCAGGTAATTTTGATTTGAGATTATCAATTAGTACCGCAGAAGCCGATACAGCTAAAGCGGATCAACTTGCATTTATGCTACAAACTACCGGCCAGACCATGGGCTTAGAATTGTCTCAAGTAATTTTGTCTGACATCGCCAGATTACAGAAGATGCCTGACTTGGCTAAGAAAATTGCTGAATACCAGCCACAACCTGATCCGTTAGCAGAGAAGAAAGCTCAACTGGAAATTCAATTATTAGAAGCACAAATTGCAAATGAGTATGCTAAAGCACATGAAAATAAACAAAATGGTGAGTTAGATAAAGCTAAAGCTGCTAACTTAAATAGTCAAACTGATCAAAATAATTTGAACTATTTAGAACAAGAGGCTGGTGTTACACAAGAACGTGATATAGAATTGCAAGGTGTTCAGGCCAGAGGTAATCAAGCACTTGAGAACCAAAAGCATCTGAACCGTTTAAGAGAAAAACTATTAACTACCAATACCGGTAGTTAATATAACCGCCGATATTGGCACAACATATCTCACAGGTAATGCTGGAGGACACACGAGGAAAATAGTATGAGTGAACAAGAGATTGATATCCAAACAATTGAAGTGACAATGGAAACTTTGAAGAAATTTATCAAACTGGGTAAGCATTTAACAGCTTTACAAAAAAACCCAGATTTCCAAGCATTAATTGAAGAGGACTACTTGAAAGATAAAGCAGTCCAGTTGGTACATCTTAGAGGAGATGATACGGTTCATCCTGATATTAAAGAAGATTGCTTGAAACAATTGGATGCCATTGGTTTGGTTTCTCAATATCTTAGAGATGTCGCAGTTAACGGCAAAAATGCAGAAGCTTCTTTAGCAAACCATGAAGATGCCAGAGAACAAATTTTGGCTGACCAGGAGTAAACCATGAGCACAGATACGGATAACGAAGAAGTAAATGTATTAGGCCTTTCTGATGAAGAGGTCATGCAATTAGCTGATCCTGAAGATGTGCAACCTGAAACAGATGAAGACCTTGGGGATGAAAATCCTCAAGGTTCTCTTGATGATGAAGGTGGTGACACGGATACAGATGAGTCTGATGAACAAGAAGATGGTGATGAAGATTTAGATGATGAGGATGACTCTGATGAAGAATCTGAAGACCAGGATACCGATTCCGATGAAGACGATACGGATGAGGAACCCGAAGAAGACACTGAACAGCCTGATACTGAAAATCAGGACAATGATGCCGATAATACTAAAGAAACTGATGACAATGATTCTGAAGAGCCTGAAAAGGCTAAAAAAGAAGCTGTTGACAACAGCATAGATTATGAGGCAGAATACAAGAAAATATTTGCTCCTTTCACTGCTAACAATAGGCAGGTTCAGATTAAAAATGCTGAGCAAGCTATTCAGTTAATGCAAATGGGTGCAGGTTATAATGAAAAAATGAGAAGTTTGAAACCTAGTTTCAGGATTCTTAAAATGCTTGATAACAACAAATTGTTGGATGAAGCAAAAATTAATTATTTAATCGACTTATCAAATAAAGATAAAGGCGCAATTAATAAATTAATCAAAGAAAGCGGAATTGATCCGTTAGAAGTTGATGTAGAAAAAGATACTGACTACACACCTAAGTCACATAATGTTGATGACAAACAAGTTGAACTTGATCATGTATTGGATGAAATCCAAAACACTGAAAGTTTTAAAACCACTGTAGAAATTATTGGCAATACTTGGGATGTAGAAAGTAGAAATTTTCTTTCCAACAACCCTAGCCACATCAGAGCGTTAAATGACCAGATAGCTTCTGGAGTATTTAAACAAATTGATGATGTTGTAAAAGAACAACGCATGCTAGGCAACAAACAGTTGGAAGGAGTTTCGGATGTAAAAGCGTATGAAATTGTAGGTTCATACATGCAACAACAGGGTATGTTCACTGAGTCCGATCAGACTCAAAACACATCGGTTGAAGCGGTTCCTGCCACTAAGAAGAGTACAAACCAAAATCCTAAACTCAAAAATAGAAAGAAAGCAGCAAGTAGTACTTCTACAGCTCCGAAGACAAAGAAAAAGCCTATTAAAAATGTTTTGGCTATGTCTGATGAAGAGTTTGAGAAGGAATCTGCTGCAATAATTTAATTATATTTTTGGAGAAAAATTATGAGTAGACAATATGGGACTGGTAGTAATTCAAGTGTGGGTACCCAGTTTAATGATCATCACTGGCAGAAGAAAGCCCTTATCGAAGCACGTAAAGAAATGTACTTCGGTCAGTTGGCTGACACTACCTCAATGCCCAAGCACATGGGTAAAAAAATTAAGCAATATCACTATTTGCCATTGCTCGATGACGCCAATATCAATGACCAAGGTCTTGATGCAAATGGTGCGGTAACCGAGTTTAAAGCAACATTGGTATTCCAACCTCCAGGCGTAACTCCCGCCCAAAACGGTGAAAACTTAGTTTTCGTTACCGGTGAAGGTACAGGTGCTGCCGCTGCTTTGACTGCT